CAGCGCCAGCACCCGTTTCAGATCCTCCGGCTGTTCCCGGAGGACGTAGAACAGATTGACGATGTTGCTGTCCAGATCGTTGATCGTCTCAACAGCGCCGGGAGCCTTGTTGAAGAACACCGCGCCGGAACCGACGAAAGGTTCCAGGTACACCATCCGTTCATATCCTTCCGGGAAGTGGTCGATGATCCAGTTGGCTATCGACCACTTACTGCCGGGATAGCGGAAGATCGCTCTCACGGGTTATCCCTCGTTCACCTTGTCAAACAGCTCGTGCGTTCCCGTCCGCATCTGATCCTCTTCCGTACTGCGTTTATAGCCAATACGATCCAGGAAGCGATAGATTTCATCGAGGTTTCGGTCTTCACGGTAGACGTTCTTGTAACATCCTTCCTCGCTGCACCACTCCTGTTTGAAATAGCTGCCGGTTCTTCTTGCATCCACATCCCGGAAATACCACGCCATCAAAAACGCGGTCTTAACCGGGTTTTCCATTTTGAGGGAGAGAAGTTCCGCTCGGTTCATGCTTCTGAATTCTTTGTCGTAGCTGATGCCAAGGAATTTGGCGAGACCCTCCGCGATATCATCGTTTCTGTAATACGAGAGGCTCCCCAATTCCATCAACGTATCAGTAACAAATTCAAGAACCTCGGCCTGTTTTGCCTTGTACTGGTCGAAGTCGAGGATGAAATCAAGCCGCAACTTCCGATGTCTGTCAGTAATCTCGTTGAGCTGTTCCAGCCGCTTCTTCCGCTCCTCGGCCAGGCGATCCCTCTCCTGTTTCTCTCGGTCAGCCTCCGCGTCGCGGCGGTGCTTTCTGTAAAGGTCGATCTGTGTCCGGGAGCTGTTGACCTTGTAAAAGAACGGACCGTCGCCGTCCGGCCTTACGACATCCTCATCCTTGTCGTGGCTCCATGAACCGTAGTTGCGGATATAATCAATTTCCACTTTGCTCTTGCCACGGATGCCGTATGTCTTGCCGCCTTTCCATTCGGTATCATCCAAGCTCGTCGCCCATTCCGAAATCTGCGCCTCCCATTTCTCGATGAGCTTGCGCTTCTTCTGATCAGACAGGGCAGAGGATAACTTGTTCTTGAAATCATTCGTCCCCATGGCCGCGAGCAGTTCGTCTTTGACCTCGGGATCCTCGATCTTGTCCAGCTCGGCAAAATCAAACAGGGTAGCGCCTCGGTCAACCGCCTTTTTGAATTTCTTTTCATCCAACTCGGCGAGTTTGGCGCGGCGCCGAACAGTAGTTTCCGAGAAGCCTGCCATCTGTGCCACATCTGCCACGGTGCTGCCGAGGTCAAGCATCATCTGGAAGCCTTTCGCTTCCTCATACAGCGTCAGGTCTGACCGCTGCATATTCTCCGTGAGCATAGTGCCGATCTGCTCTTTCTCGGTCATTGCAACGACCACACAGGGCAGTTCCGTGAGACCTGCGAGCTTCGCGGCGTTGAAACGGCGGTGACCGATGATGATGGTATAGCCAGCCGGGGTAAAGGAATTTTCGCGATCATAGGACCCGATTGCATCCACCTTGGCAACGCCCTCGCGCTTCGCCATGTCCAGGTATTCGCTTTTTGTCATCCAATGCCCCGGAATGACTGTCAGTTACTGCAGGAGCCCGTTTGCTCTGAGGCTCTCGGCCAGCTCAGTCACATCCCCGATATCCTTACGTGGATTATCCGGGTGCTCGTAGAGTTCGTTGATAGGGATGATTTTCAGCTCGCTCACAGGTCATCCTCCCCGTACTCATACGCATCGTCGAACATCGACGCCTGGTCATCTTTGATTGGAACCATAGCGAACGTGCCGGAAGATCTGTCCCATACCAGTTCCCAATCAGGACCACCGAGGACACCGGCTTTCTCGCTCTGCAGTTTCATGTTGGCGGTGATCTTGTGCTTGATCATCGGGGCGACGAAAGACCGCTCGGCGGCGCTGTCAGGAGCGTTCGTATTGGGGTTGATGCCAGGGATCAGCGCGATCTCAAATTTTGCGGTGACCGTCGCCTTGTCGACGTCTTTTTCCTGCATGGTTTCGAACGTGTTGTTCAGGATGGTTTTGAAATCCTGTTTGAAGCCGTTGAATGCTTCGCTTTCCAACGAAAGGGAAATGCCTACGCTCATGTTGGGTTTACCTCCTTGATGTTTTCGATGGTGATCTCCACCCGCGGGGAGTCGGAGTAGAACTTCCGAACCATGCAATCGACGATCTGTGCATCGTCGCGAAAAGCCACGCCGTTTAGCGCATCAGCGACGATCTTCACGATGTTGTCCATGTCCGGCTTCTTCGTCGGGCGGATCACATTTGCCAGTTTTCTAAGAGTGGTTTTTGCGCTGTCTGATTTCGGGACTCCGAAATAAGCCTTTATTCGGAGATCGAGAGCACCGTCCGGGAATGCCAGTTCCGGATAGTGCAGGCGGTAGATGTCAGATATCTGTTTTTCGTACTTCTTTGTGTCGCTCGGGGTATATGCGCGACGGCTCCTGCTGTCGAACTTAGGTCGGGCTTTACCCTTCGGCTCGCCAGGGACGGTCAGAATGATCTTCATGTTGCCGGAGCCATCAGAGCGGGCATTTTCTGCGTCGGTTCGCTCAGATAGAACGAGGCGTTTGCCAGAACCTCCTCGTATGCCTGGGCACCGGAGCCCTCGGAGCCGTCGCCGTGGAAGCTGTCCACGACTGCCCGCTCCGCCGTGTCCATATTGGTGTAGGTGGATTTTCCGTAGTTGGGAGGCAGCCACCCCTTTTTCTGCGAGGCGTAGATGTTCAGGCGCTCAACCAAGGGCATGGCATCCTCGAGGAATTTGATGTGCGTCGTGCCCTTCTTGAACACGTCGATCTTGAAGTAGGCAAGCTCGATGTTGCGTGTCTTCCCGCTCTGCTCGGCCCAATTCAGTCTTGCGTTCAGGTCGTACCCCTCGGGACGCTTGCCGCCCAGGTAGTCAAAGGCTTTTTCCAGATCAGAGATCACCGCGTAAGCCTTGTGGATATCAAACTCCTGCCTGTTGGTTCCCCAGTTCAGCCGGAACATATCCTCGGGCACGATGCACTTTTTCCCGATCTTGTGAGCCTTGTTGGTGGCCCAACCGTTGTAGTAGTGCCGGTTGTTTGAGCACTCCGGATACCACGAATGTTCATAGGTCAGCTTGTCGAACAACTTCATGATGGCGTCTTCAACGCCGCTGGTAAGCGAGGCGTTCATTTCCACTAGCACCTGCCGGATGTTGAAGGCCGAGAACTCGTAGTTTGCCATCCGATCGACATTCTCCCGGAAGGTCTTCTGCAGATCGCTCGTCAGCCTCCCAATGAACTGCTGGTTGCTGAACAGCGCGTTCCAGTACTTCATGCGGACCGTGCGCATGTACTTGCGGTGATCAAAGCCGGTGAGGTAATTATCATCACCCACCACGAGGTGCAGGATCGGGCCGGCGTCAAACTTATCTTTCGGATTAAGTCTGCACGACATATAGGGAACAAGGGCCCTGTACTGCTTCACAAGTTCCAGCGTCGCAGCGACCTCGGTGTTGTACAGCTGTATCGCCTGTTCGATGTAGTCGCCGGGGATCAGCGCGTTAAGTTCCGGGTCAGGTATGTTCTGCGCCTCCTCGGCCTTCTTCATCCGCTCCCAGATTGTGCTCTCGTACTCCGCACGGGGGATGGACACCCGGATGATGGCCACGTCAACGCGTGCTGATCGCTCGGCGTCGGCGAAAGCGTCCTCCATGAAGGTGATCTCCGCATTCAGCTCGTGCATCTTCCTCGCGAGCTCCTCCCGGATGTAGGTGTAAGGGTTGCGGAGTGTCTCAGCGTTCAGCAGGCAGATCACCGTCCCGCCGTCCTTCTGCATATCCAACGCTTTCAGCAGATGCTTGTCCCCGTCCGCAAAAGGCGGATTCATCAGAATCAGGTCGTAGTGCGCCCGGCCGCGGAAGGTCAGGAAATCGTCGTGGACGATGTGCAGCTCCACCTTGTCGATGTACTCATACTCCGGGCTGAACCGCCCGTACTCGTCGCTCAGCTCGCGCTTGCGCTGGTCGGAAAAGTTGTATTTCAGGATCTGCCGCAGGTAAGGATCGATCTCGCAGCAGTCCACTTCCAGATCCCGCCCGTGACGATGGTGAACGACGTACTTCTCGGCGACGGCTCGGACGAGATCGCCCTTTCCGGCCGATGGCTCTAAAATGGTTTGGATGTAATTCATATCCAGCCCGGCCAGCATCTTCTCGGCCACGTTCGGCGGCGTCGGGTAGAAGCCCTTGACCGCCTCCGGGGTGGATACGAGGTCAGTTGCATTCATTCGTTCATTCCTTTCTTTCGTACTGCGCCGGTCTCATGCGGTACACAGCCTCATAGAAACTATTGGCCGTATCAATAGATGGATTCTTCGCGAACGCCACGGCAGCGGGTTCGATGCGCTTCCAGAGGAGCACGTTCCGTTCAAACGCTTCACACTCCGAATGGAAAGAGTTGACCGCCGTCTGCTTTTCCTCTTTTCCCTGAGCGACGCTCTTCACGCCAGACTCTACATCACGGTAGATATCTCTCAGCCTGTACCAAAGCAGCCACTCGTGGGGCAAGGCGCTTTCGGGTGGTTTGCCGCTATGCGCGAGCTTTGCGATGGTTTTTTCATCCATCATCCATACAGCTCCGGGTTATCCGTCAGGCAGAAGTAGGTTTTTGTGTGTAGTGACCAGTCCGTGTAGGTCATGACCTCCCCGCCGCCTTGTTCAAACAAAGCCTGATACACGATCCTTGGATCATTCAGGACGCGCTCACCTTTCATCAGCCGAGCGGCCAATCTCAAATATCGCTCTTCTGGCTGTACCTGATCCCAACTTACCGCTTGCACCGGGGCGTACTGAGTTGGATTTGTCTGATGGAGCACCTCTATGACGCTGTTCGGAAACTCTGGTGAGTCCACGCGGTTCAATACAACCTCGCCCAGGGCCATGATCATCATGTCCGGCCAGCCGACGCCGTCCTCCTCCTGCATGATCTTCGCAAGGTCGATGAGGTCGAAGTATCGCAAGCCGTTGTCCAGGCCGTAGGAGATCATCTGTTCCTCCGTGCTGGTGCCTATGTAGGTGTTGCCCTCAACAGCCGCCTGGATGATGATTTCCTCCCAGTCGATTTCGTCAGCCGAAATGACGTGAGCCGTTTCTTCCAGAGCGTCAATATTGGCCTGTATGGTTTCCTCAGATACGGACGGCTCTTCACGCGTGCAACTGGTCGTAACAAGCATGATCAGGAGCGCCAGCAAGGCAATGGTCATTACAAGAGTGCAAATGAGCCGCCGCCTGTATCGCGCAAGTTGCCGTTTATTTACTTTATCCATCGGTTTTTCCTTTCTCGCTCAGCAAGGCATGATCCTTGCTGGTCAGCTGGTTTGATTGTCGGGCTAACGCCTTGTAGATTTTTCGGATTGTCTCGATCCTCCATATTTGGGTTGTCTGCCCGTTGAACTCATGCTCCTCAAACAGGTTTTGCGGTCCACCCATAGCGTCGATAACCGCCTTGGTCTTACTATCCGCTGGGAGCTTCTCGTACATTTCTTGGGTAGAACCATACAAGCTGGTATATGACCGTATGTGGCCGAACACCGCATCCGCTCCTTGCTCGAGTTCTTTTGTTACATCTTGTGCGGCGGTCCGAAATTCTGCGATGCTTGGAGGAAATACACACTCCTTGCACACGCGAATAACAGCCTGCTGGCCTGTCCAGAAATCAACATCATCTAGGCACGTCGCCCACAAGGAAATTGTTGGCCCGAGTTTCTGAATGCCGCCCTTAAACATTTCTGCCCTCGGATAGGCAAGCATCAGAACAGAGAAGATCTCCGTTACTTCCTTCCTGGTCATTTGTCTTCCTCGTCAAACAGTTCATGGAGTTCCCTCAAATCGTCCATAGCATCGTGATCCTTTTGTGTGGAGCAGGTCGCCTGCTGACTTTGCCTGTCGTCGTAGTTGCCCTCGAGTACTTTGGGAAAATTGTTCGGTTTGACAAACCACTCAAACGTAATCATCCATCCGTCCCGGTTTTGCCCTTTTAGGAAGGAGCTATTTCTGATTTTTTCAATGGCGGACAGAACTGTATCGACCCCGTATTCGTTCACGCGAGCCCTCAGCATACTGCCGCGCTTCGATTCACTCGTGACCTTGACCAGCTGTTGTAACCCGAGCGAATTCCATGCCTGTACAATGCGTCGGACATCCTTTGTCCGACAAACAAACCCGTCAGGGTTTGTAGAAACATCTTTCTCTTTCTCTGTATCTGTATCTATCTCTAACTCTTTATCTATCTCTATATCTTGGGGACAACCGGGGGACAATCGGGGGACATTGTCCCCCGTATCGTCCAAACTGCGCTGTTCCCGTTTTCGCTTCGCCGCATACGTCTCGCTGTCCAGAAGCTTTGCAACTTCGGACATGAACAGCGTCTTATCGTCGAAGACCTCAACCATGCCGAGTTCTTCAAAGAGCTTTAGCGCTGTGCGAACAACATCAACATTCGTCTTTGTCACGCTGGCCAGCATTTGCTCGTTGTATGGGATGGTATCGGAGAAACGAAGGGCACCTTCATGGTCAATGCTTTCGAGCATGAGCTTGAGATAGAACAGGACATAATCCTTGCCGTTTGGCATATCCTCGATCACGGTAATATCGTGGCGTTTGAAAAAATCCCGATGGAGCTTTAGCCAGTAATACCGTTCCTTATCGCGTGATGCCATAGCCTACCTCCGATCAGAACGGCAGATCCTCGTCTTCGCCTTCGTCGGGCAATTCGGTAAACTGACTGCCGCTGGGCTGCTGATACTGTCCGGTCGGGGGAGGTGCCGAAGATGTTGACCGCGGAGCGGTATCACCGTCTTTCTTACTGTCGCCAAAGTACATACTGTCAACGACAACCTCGGCCGACCGCCGCTTGTTACCGTCGCGGTCCGTCCAGTCGCGCAGCTGCAACCTGCCGGACGCTACCGCCATGCGGCCTTTGGCGAAGTACTTCGCGGCGAACTCTGCCGTGGAGCGCCACGCCACGCAGTCGATGAAGTCCGTGGCTCGCTCGCCGGTGGACTTGTCGGCAAAGTCTCGGTCAACCGCCAGGGTGAAAGAGGCCACCGGCGTCTGACTCTGCGTGTACCGCAATTCAGGATCGCGGGTCAGGCGTCCCATGATGACGATATGGTTAAGCATCGGGCTCCCCCTTTGCTTCATCCTTGGTGAAGTCCATATCGCTGGGCCGATGTGCATCGTCTTCCAACTTGCGGATCAGTTCGATCAGCCCGCGATCAACACGGTCGTAGTCGGTGTTGCTTGCCAGGATCAGCGTCAGCCGCGCCTCTGCGGTGATCAGCTCGTCGTACCTTTCCAGGGGGATGGTAACGGTATCATCAGCGATGATTACGATAGATTTTTCCATGAGTTTTTCTCCTTTCGCGTTGGCAGATATCAATGACCTGCTTGCATTGGTCCACATCGAACATGCCGATGTGCGTTTTCTCTTGCGGTAAGCCCATCTGTTCAGAGAGCCACCTGTACGCAGCGTTTCGCTGGTGCTTGAACTGTCCGACCTTCCAGAAAGGGTCAAAGAATGCGTGAGCCGTGCGTTTCCAGTGCCGGAGTTCGGCGTTTGCAAGCCGCCCAAGGGGGACGTCGGTTCCTTTATGAACGCCCACATAGGCGTCGCAGCGCTCACACAAATAGATCATTCCATAGCTGCGTCCATACACAGTTTTGCTGTCCACATATTTCGCAGGGAGACCACAATAGTCACATAGAACCTTCATGCGAAGCCCTCCTTTGTGTTGCCCTGGTGTTCCGGTTTTGTTCCGCTCTGGTAGCCCATCTGCAATTTTGAGGACAATAGCCCATATCATTGTCGATTCGATCAATAGTCAAATCTTCCGAATATCCGCTTGATAGAGCCCAGTCCTTAAAGGTTGCAAAATCATTCATCCACTCGTTGCATACGGTTATCCCTCGTGCGCCGTAATTCTTCCAGTCCCGAGTATTCGGATCCGTACACCGCGTTTTCATAGCGCACCAGATGCGGTACAGACGGGTATTTCGTCCTCCGTGTTTGGTTGATCTTGCCGACAGCAGTTCTCGTTGTAGACATCCACAACTCTTGGTTGTGCCATCCAGCAGACGCTTCCCGTTAATGACTACTTCTCGCCCACATGAGCATCGACATTGCCAAAGGACATCCCTGCTGGTAGATCTACGGCCAGAATCAGAGATCACGAGTAACCTTCCAAATCTCTGGTTAATAAGGTCATTTTTCATCATCGACCCTCCATCATGGAGGCGAGTTCCTCCGGGGAAAGCGTCTCGATGCCGAGCTCTTTGCAATCCTGCACAATGGCGTCTATCAGCCGTGACATCCGCTTGGTGGAGTAAGTGCTGGAGCCGTAATAGGCACGGATCACAACATGATCTCCATCCGGGGCATAATCGACCTGCTCAGTCGGCCAGCCTGTACCGAGTTCATGCCATGCGTACTGGAATGTGCGGGCCTCGTCTGCGGTCAGGGTGAAATCCTTGAACTGACCAAACTTCCGTATGTACTCGATATACAGGTCGTTTTTGTCGCGGCCCAGAGCCGCCGCCAGCTTGTCCAACAGGACCCACATATAAGAATTGGCCTCGCGGCTTCTCTTGTCGCGCCACTTCTTGAAAGAGGCGTCAACATCACCGCTGTACAGAGCGTCGTATTTCTCCCGGAAGTCCTCGTCGAGCTCCACGGTCACGCGCCACTTTCCGTTTCTGCCGCGGACCATTTCACCGACAAAACGCCCTCTCATGAACCAAACGCTCCCTGAAACACTTCCTCGGACATCCGCCGGGCTTCGCAATCCATAATCTTCTTGAATGCGGTATCAACGTCAGCCTCATCCTCAACCGCTGGCTTCTGCGGGAGCGATTTGAGTGTATCGGACTTTGGTCTGTCAGCCTCCCACTTCTCTTTGTAGAGATCGAGCAAGCCCATACTCTGTAAGGACTGAACGAAATCGCTGATAAAGTCGGCAATGTCCCGGGTCTCCTGCGGTATGTACCGCTCGGTGTACAGATCCTCGCCGTCGCTGACGAGATAGATAAACTCGTGTGCTTCGGGAATGAGATAGAAGTATGTCGGATGCTGCGGGCTGTTCAGATAGTCGCCGGCAAGATCAAGGTCTTTGAAACTCTTGGCCTTATACTTCACATCGAAGATTGTGCCGGCCTTGAGTCCATCCAGAATTCCGTAGACAAGGAACGTCATACCGGCAACCCTGATCTCTCGTGACGCCCGGACTTGCACCTGAGCGCCTTTCAGGTACGTTGCAACGCTCTCCACGCCGTTTTTCCACTTGCCGGGATATTCCCGCTTGCCCGTTCCGGCCAAAGCGTACACAGCGTTTTCAAATGCGATGCCGTCCCGCATGGCTTGGTTGGGCTCCTCGTGTTCTCTGTTGAGGGTTTTGAGGAAAGAGGCTTTCGCCTCTTCCTCGCCGCCCTCATAGCAGTCGAACATGTATGCCCACGAGCCGAGGAGAGATTGCGTTACGAGATAACGCGCCATCATGTAACCTCCGCGTTGATGTAGCAGCCCGCCTCCTTGCTCCACTTGAAGCCGAGGGAGGCAACCTTTTTCTTGAGCATTTCCGACGCCTCTTTCTTTGAGGTCAGCGCGTGGTCCAGTTCAGGCAGCGCTTTCGCGGCAGCGTCGGCGCTTTCGAGATCGTGGATGTTCTCAACGATCTCGGTGACCTCGACCATGACGTGCTCGTACTGTTCGCGGAGGGGGGCAAACGCCTCGTTCTCTGCGGCGATATTCGCCTTGGCCTCATCAAACAGGCGGGTCAGAAAGTCGTTCTTATCATTCGGGCCAATGGCCGGGATGGGCCGTCTGCCGACAATGCCGTGACAGCCTTTTGCAAAGAACTCCTGTTCGGGGGTGAAGCAGATAACGCGCTGATCACCGATCATCTGAACGTAGCCACCGAAGTCACAGGGCGTCCATACGGTATTGCGGACGCTGCCCTCACAGACAAGGCGCTGGATGGGATTGCCGTCTTTGTCTGCGCCCTCATTGGAATGGAACACATAGATGATGTTCTTGTTGAGGCGGGTCTTCACATCCTCGGTAAAGCGGTTCCATTCCGACTTGACGAAACCGAAGCCTTTGAGCCCGTTGAACTCGCCGCTCTTGGTCTTCGCTCCTTTCTCGGTCATGGCCCAGTCTTTGAGGAACGTCACAAAGCTGCCGCCCGTGTCGATCACCACCGTCTGGTAGTCCCGCATATCGGGCGAGTTGATGTCCTGCAGAACTTCCAGATAGGTGTTGCAGAACGCGGTATCCTTGCGGTGGGCGGCAGACACGCGGGAAATGCCGCGGTCGAAGTCCAGCAGGATCGGATCAGGGGCAGACAGTGCCAGCGTGGTCTTGCCGACGCCGGGCGAGCCGTAGATGATCATGGAGAACTTCTTATCGGAAAAGTTCATATTCTCAGGCTTTACGATCATTGCTCCCGCTCCTTTCAGCCGAGTTCGGCCAGCAGCGCCAGCAGTTCATCCTCGGACTTATTCTGCAGAGAAGCATCCTGCTTCTGGGCAAGGATTTCCATGATGCGCTTCTTCTTGTCCGCGTTTTCCTTCGCCTGCTTCTTGGCGGCGATCTCCGCCTGCTTGACGTCGAAAACGTGCCGGACGATTGCCAGTTTGCGGGTGAGGGTCTTATCCTCGACGGTCTGAGAAGAAAGCAGGGACTCCTCGTCTGCCTTTTTCTTCTCCGCGTTCAGTGCCCGGAAGACCTTATCCAGATCGGCGGGCGAGAGATCATAAAGATCCTCGGTGGTGATAACGCCGCGGAAGGGGAAGCGGTATTTGTTCGCCGCCGCAATCTCAAAGATGTTTTCGTTCATGAGTAAAAACTCCTTTCAAATTTGCATATTTGTGTTCGATAATGAAAATTTGGGGGCGTGTTCTTTAATTACCAGGCAATGCCGGGTGGTAATTAAAAGAGGATTTTCATAATTCGTTCTGTGGCTCCTTTGACCTTAACCACCAGCGTATTCCGCTTGGTGGAGCTGAAGCCAAGTCCGGAGAGCTGGTCGGGCACGGTCTGAACAGCCATCTTGCCGCCGAGCGCCTCGAATACCCGCTTGTGTTCAGCAAGCTCCTGTTTCAGAAACTCGTTATAAAAGCCGTTGGGCTGTTCGGGGTTGACGCAGTCTTTGAGCATGAAGAAGTAGTGGCGATGGCCGATGCCTGTCTGAGCGTCCCAGTAATTGGGGGAATACATTGCTACAGTCACGGGGACAAAGTTGTTGGTTTTCACGCCCCACAGATCAACCGATGCTGTATCGGCGGGAAGTTTGGTAACGATAGTGAACGTTCCATCCGGTTTCAGCTGGACAGCGGCAACATCGACGTTTTCGCCCTGGCGGAGTTCTTTGCGGTAGTCGAACCGGAAGATTTGTCCATCGAATTCGATTTCTGCCCGAAAACCATCACGCCCACCGCGATTGGCATACTGGTGTACGAAGAAGTTGTAAACACCGGGATACATGCGGCGCTTATCGGGCCAGGTGATGTTTTCTACCGCAGGAACTCCATCAATTGGGTGGGTAATGTCCACGTCGAGGTTGCCTCCGTCAGAAACCCGCTTATGACCGAAGAAGATATGCTCATCCATCGGCGTTATACAATGCGCATCGAGGTCGTTCCGGCTGTATTCGCCTGTATCATTCCACTGAATGGAAAAGCGCAGAACGCCATCCACCCGGCCACCGGCCGATTTGACATTTTCCTTCACGTCGCTATCGGTGATGTTTCCGGAATAGGCCCAGGAAAACGAGTTGTTCCACTTGAACATGCTAGGCGCGTCGGCGTTCACCGGGGCGATAAGGGACACCATGTTGGGAGCATGGCGGTTCTCCACATACACCTCCATTTCGGTCACGCAAGGGAGCACATCGGCAATGAACTTATTCACCGGGATTTCCTCGGCGCGGTCGAACCGCTTAGGTGTGGTTTTCGCCTCAGAGAGCATTTCGTCGAACACGGAGCCGCCAATTCTCTTGGAAGCGTCGCGATTGGAAAACAGGATGTTGTTCACGGTGATATCATCCAGGGTTGCGAAGCGCCGAGGCAGAGAATCCATATAGCCCAGATCGGTGATTTTCTGCTTAGCCTCCTCCAGCATCCTCGCGGTAAAGATAGCTTTAGGCCGCTTGTAGTTTGCCGGGGCAACGATCTTCTCGTAGCGTGTCACCGCGGCATTCAGATCCATACCCGAGGACACATCCGTCAGCAGGACGCCGATAGAATGATTGCGGATGCGCCCGATCACAGAACCAACATTGGGCGCCTCTTTCCACGCAAAGAGCGATTTCTTCTCTTCGGACAGCATGTCATAGACCTCTTTGCGGGATTTGAACGCCGCAAGAGGCTTTTTCCACTCCTCGCCCTTGTAGAGCGTATTGGATACGATCAGTTCCAGGATGGTGTCGAGGGCGACCATGCTGATTTCGTCCAGCGAGCGCTTGAATACGTTGCGAGTGTCCCGGCGCTGGCCACGCGCGGTATCGATAGTGTCTCGCGTAGTGTTCGTGAGATAGCCCGGAAGAAGCAGGTGGAAATGATCCCATGCCCTAATCTTTCCGTTGTCGTTCTCGTGAGAAACGTCAGTGCCTATATAGCGTTCTCTTGCGATGTAGTAGCCCGTGATGTTGCATCCAGTCACATAGGCCGCAAGCGCATCCATGACAGGCTGGTAGGTGGTGCTCCCGGTGTCGAATTCAAAGATGCTGTGCATCGTCAGATCGTCATCGATGTACACAACGCCGCCAATTTCCTTGATGAAGTGGCGGCAGCAGGAACAGTCGTGTTCCCGGCGCTCCCGGAAGATTTCGTTTGTACCGGCAGGGAAACTGTCAAGGTACAGGTTCCAAAGGGCATCTTTATCGACATCCGTTTCAAACAACAGTCGTTCGGGATCCTCGACGGACCGTTTGAAATTTGCCAAGAGCTTGAGTTTCATTTCTTTGAAGCTCATAAGGCGCTGTTCTCCTTTCTATTAATCATAGGTTTCGCGGGCTTCCATCTGCTTTACACCGCCCTCCCAGCAATCGCGGCAGTATACACCGGCGAAGTACCGGCCCGCGATCTCGGCGGTGCTGATGATCTTCCCGCATTTTGAGCAGGGGATATAACCCTCGCAAAACTGCTTGGTTTGCTCCTCGATCCACTCGATGAAGTCGTCAGTTGGCGGTTGGCTCATGCTACGGATCGTAAACTCACCGATATGTCGGTCGAAGTCATCCCACAAGGAAAACAGGCCAGCATCTAGCCGTATTCCTTTGTGCGTGTTGTGGTAAACGGAGAACTTGAACCGCTTGTTTTCTCGGATAAGGTAGAACTCGTGGTTGCCAAGGTTCATTTGCATGAGCTCGTTCCGCAGGGCGTGAACCTTGTCCAGCATTTCAACGCCCTCATCCCATGTCACCCCGCAGCGCTGCATTTCCCGAAACACATTCCTGGGATAGATCTGTTTCGTTACGGTGTTGAACCAGGGGTAAACAGGCAAGCCGACAAAGAGTTCCTGCCAGATACTCTCGATCAGATTGGCTTGTTTAGTCCGCTCCATACTTCGCCTCCATCTTCTCGATGAATGCATCGACCTGAGCGGTGACCCAGTCCTGGACGGTCTCATAGCCCTCGGCCTCGATGTACCTCTGTAACCGCAGGAACTTGTCATCCGGGAGTCGCCCCGCAACACGGGCTGTATACCTATGTCTGCCGCTCCGGTGCTTTTTCGTCGGCGTGGAAGCGGTCTCATGAGGCGGCGCGGGTTCATCTTCAATGCGGGTCACTCCCGATCCTCCGCAGGGCGGGAGGGGTGGCGCCGGCTCTTCGGCTGGCACGTTGGCAATGTTGTCCCGAAGAATGGCAAAACCGCCAGGATGAAGTACACAGCCGTACAGGTTCGGCCGGGTGCATTTCGATACGACGGTTTTATCCAACTTCGGATAGTGTGATCGCAGAAGCCTCGTCGCGTCCTTGGGCGTCAGAGAAGCCGCGTTGATCGCGCCTCTCAGGTCATACCGTTTGACAGCGGCATCGAACTCTGCTAAGATGTCTGTGGGTTTACTAGCCTTGGGGTCGTTGTGTGCCAGCACAGCGGCCTCGTTTTCTTTTGTGATCATGCGATATTCTCCTGACTGATGTTGTCCATAGCCTCGAACACCGCGGCCAGCTCCGAGAGCGCCCGGTATTTCGCCTTGAATGCCTCAAGCTCTTCCAGCGCGTTCGTCAGAAGTGCCTTGCGCAGTTCCTCGTTGCTCATGGCCGCATAAAGGGTCGTGTAGCCCTTTTCCGCATGAACGAACTGTCGGACCGGCGTATCGTCCGCGGCCTCCTGGACAGTAATGTTTCGGATGATGTACTGTGCCTGCACAGTGCGAAATCGCTCCGCAGCGACACGATCATCCCACTCGAACAGAGCGTGAAGCGGAGCGTCCTCCGCACGGCTGGCATCAACCACCGCCTGCGGTGTCAGTGTCCCGTCCTTGCTCTGGTCCCTGATGCGGTTCAGCTCGGCGACCGCCGTTTGAACCGGTACCTTCATCGGGATCTTCCATTGATAGGTCATTGGGGTTTCCTCCTTTCTTTCAGATTTGCTCTTCACGGCGCGCCTAAACTAGCCGTGCCTCGGCGACCCAAACCACGCCTGCCCATCCGCTCCGGACCGCACCACAACGCATCATTCCAAACCACGCCTGCCAAACCGAACCCTTCCGATCCCATCCGCACCGGACCTAACCTTGCCTGCCATACCACGTCCACCCTCGGCTCTACCGACCTCGCCATCCATGCCTGCCAGCCTTGCCATTCCGTACCGCGCCGAACCTTGCGTCAACGCGCCATGCCGAGCCGCGCCTGCCATAACGTTCCCTTCCGGGCCCAACTCTGCCTTGACAAGCCATGCCAGCCAGTCCACACCTGAGCATGCCGTTTCCCACCGGAACTGACCTCGCCTTGCCCGCCATGCCTCACAGATCCAAAGCGAACACTACCGAAGCCAACCATGCCCGCCGCGCGTAGCCACCTCGTACCGTAACTAGCCTCAGCAAACCGGGCCTGCCATGCCCAGCCATGTCCCGCCTTGACGTTCCGAACCTGAACGGACCATGACTGCCAAACCGCCCGTGCCGTACCGGGCGCAGCCTACCCGGACCATGCCAGCCGTACCGTACCAAAGCCCACCACAACAAGCCGTGCCATGTCACACCGGAACTGCCTTGCCTGGACGTGCCTGACCTCGCGTCGACTTTCCACGCCTAGCCTAGCCTGGCAAACCGTACCGAAGCTCATCCAACCGGAACCAACCGAGCCCCGCCTAAACCCGCCTGTCATATATGTACCGAGCCCAGCCCCGCAAAGCCGTTCCACAACTGGCCCTTCCTTGCCTGCCGCACCGAGCCTTTCCAGACCGTGCCTAGCCCCAGCGAAGCATGCCCCGCCTGCCGCACCGAGCCGAACCTTGCCAAACCCCGCAAGACCCAGCCTAAACAGAGCGAACCGTGCCTTGCCTGCCTTGCCGGACCTAGCCGGGACAAACCGGGACTTGACACACCTAGCCTGCCGGGCCATTCCACGCTCTGCCACGACGCACCGCTCAGGACCACGCCATTACGTGACTTGCCTTGCCTGCCAGTCCATGCCATAACGAGACGCGCCAAGCCCCGCCATCCTTACCCTGACCGCCGTACCGAACCAATCCAGAACGGGCCCAGCCAAACCGGAACATGACTTACCCAGCCGTGCCTGTCGCGGAATTACTCGATATGAAACATTCCTGACTGCCCGGATTTCTCGACACGCCACTCACCGATGCCGCAGACCATCCCGGCAGCGTTGATCATGTTCACGATATTCTCCAGGGAATACTGGCCGTTCTTGTTGTATTTCAGGATCACGTCTGTGCTCCAATTGCGGAACTCGCCGCGGTAACGGAGATCGGCGGTGCCAAGGCCGACTTTGACCATATCCTCGCGCATGATCGGGGGGTCGCTAATGATCTCCAGCATGTCGAGGCCGCTATCCCCGAGTTGGCCGACGCCGTACAGGAAGAACGCACCCTGCAGGGAGACCTTGTCCTTCGACCACCCCATACGATAGGCGGCGCTTATCGCAGCCTTTTTGAGTCCGACCACAGGGAAACCAAACCGGGCACCCTTGGCGATGGCCTCCTCAAACGCCTCCTCGGTCATTTCCGTGGGCTTCTCGGTGAGCCAGTACATGGAGTTGATGAAATCCTCGACGGGGTTCTTTACGGGCTTCTTCTTGCCCTTCGCGAGGCCCATCTGCGCCTCCAGCATCTGCCGCTTGGCCTTCTCGCTCCAGCAGTGGACGATCAGGGGCGTGTCACCGACGATATGAAGGGTGACCTGGGCCATGTCCAGAGGGCGAACTTCAACGATCTCATCATTCTTCTTGGTTGCCATTTGCAATTTCCTTTCTGCCGTGCTATAATGACGGCGCAACAAAATATTTTTGGTGTTTGCCGCTTCGGATGTTCCAGCATCCGGGGCGGCGCTTTTTATTCCTGTTCTGGAACAGAAATCTCGATCTCGCCATCCATGGCATTCAGCTTGTCGATTGTGATCCCTGCGGCTTCAAGTTCCTTGCCTTTCCTCTCGTACATCCGCAGGGTGTACATCTGCTGTCGGCGTCGGTACCGAATTCGCTCTTCCTTTTTGGCGAGCTTCACATGCGGCGACGCTTGGAGGCGTCTGATTTCCTCCTCGACCTCGGCATCCGTCATGCACCGCTTACCTTCTGCCACTTTTCTTCACCTCCTTCTCAGCGATTCGGACGCAGATACCCGCGACGGCTATGGAGCCAATCGCCCAGAGCGGACGGGTTTCGATCAAGGCCGGGCCGACAATAAAGATCATCAACGCTGCCGTGCTGTAGAAAATGTTCTGTGCCTTGTTCATATTGGTTCACCCCTTTCGTCATGCGTTTTGGCCCATTCCTCATATTCCCGTTTTAGCTCTGGATCGCTCAGCGCCAGTCGAACACTGTCATTCAGCGCTCGGCATGAAGCCTCCCATACGCTTTCAGGAATTAGTTTTGGATCGATGCCCATAAATGGATCCTTTCTTCTGCCTATCCGCTCCACGGTGCCAACACAGGGTTGTCGTACTTGGAACCCCACAAGACAGACATTCAGACAGACAGTGTAATCGTGTGTTCGTGTTGGCACTATGGAACGGATAAGTAGTTTGGCGTACTTGGTCGTTCGATCTATCCGCTCCACGGCACCGCCATCCTCCGATAAGGTCAGAAAGGAGATATGTCACAATGGCAGCAGTCATCCGCATGAAGGGGTAGCGCAGCGCGCTCGCTCTTGGCCATCAAGCGGCTCGATGGAGCAAGAGTAAAGAATGGCGGCACGGTGGAACGGATAATCCTTAGTGGCTCATTTTAGGCGCATTTATGCGTCTTTTGAGACAAAAAAATAGCGATTGCTTCATCCGTGGTCAGATCCAGAACTTCGCACATCTTATGTATGTCCCTTATCTGTAGGCGACCGGAATTCAGGCGTCTCCTTAAAGTTGCGCGATCAATGCCCAATTCTTCTGCCAAGACCTCTTGAGTGATTCCACATTCAACGATTTTTGCCTGCAATTTCTTTATATCGATTTGATACATCGGTTCCTCCTTTCCAGTAGCATTTTTGCTACTTCTTGGTTAAACATTACACCACAGCGAAACAAAAGTCAATACAAATGTCGCAATTTTGCAATATCAAAATGTTGCAATTTTGCCCCACGCCTGTTATACTATATACAACATGCACGGGGTGGTGTTACTTATGACTACAGGCGAACGGATCAGAGAGCGAAGAAAGGCTATAGGTATGTCGGCAGATACTCTTGCCGAGAAGATCGGTCTGTCAAGGTCTACCATTTTCCGTTACGAGAACGGTTTCATTGAGAAAATGCCAATAGAAAATCTGGTGCCAATAGCGCGAGCCCTCCGAACGACTGTTGGCTATTTAATGGGATGGGAAGAAGAAGCACCCATCACCGGCGCCGATGATGAGTGCGAAAAAGAAGCTATGCAATATTTTGAGGCTCTTTCAGAGACTCGCAAGGCCGAGGCTCTGAATTACCTTCGATATCTTGCAGTGAACGAAGATAGAAAATGAACTCATCCCGCTCAGCAGATGTCAAAAGCATATAGAGGCCCCTTATGTCCGCCCATGTCATATTATACATTTCGGTACGCCTCCAATTTGTGATGATCTGCCAGCAGTAAATCAATTATATCACACTATATGTTACTTTTGTTACTTTTGCAGAAAGTTTACGTATGCCCGTAAGACTGTTACGCAAAGCGAAAACTAAATTCATAGTAAGGAAAGGTTGTAATCATGCGACGACTTTTTTCTATAGTTCTTGCCTTGCTTATGATTTGCGCTGCCGGGTGCAACTCATCAGGAAAAAGCGGTTCTGTGATGAAGGATTCATTATCTTTCGATACTCTTCCGTCTGTGATCTCATGCGGTGAATATTCGTTTGAAATTACTGACGTTTCTTTTTCCCAAACCAAAACAGACTCCAGCTATACCGGATATATTATCGTTGCATTTGATCGTTCTGCATTATCCGATGATGACGTGTTTGATCTGTTCTATAGCAAGGAAGATCGATATACGGAAAAGATGGACGTAAACGCTTATCTGAGCGGATCTGATTCAGAGTCCATTGATTGCATTGGCTCGAATTATGACGATCAATATGTGTACTTCGCGTTTCAGACCAACACGCAGGAAGATCCATTGTCAAACAGCAGGTTCTCTATACAGATTGTTTCCGCTCCTGATGGCAACATTCTTGATGATTCTACAATTTATTACTATTACCGTTTCCAATTATCCGATGATGAAGATTATAGTTCAACTACACTTGATCGGAATGAGTATACCGCTTTGTCAAGGATAATCGACCAGAATGAAGTCGACAAAGCATGGGCTTCTTCGCAATGGACGGTCGAGCACTTTGTTGACGAGTTTGGTGACGAAACAGAGAACATGTATGTCCGTAGTAAAATGATTTCTGGGTATTTCAGCAACACTGCAACAAGTCATTCTGAATTAACTGTTTACGTCTATTATGAAAAAGGGGACTATATTAAGTTTAGGCTTCTTGAATATGGGAACCACAAGGCAACGCATTTATCATCCGACAAAATAACCTTGAGATTCAAAATAGATGGCGAAACATACAGCATGACGTTGAAAGGTGGTTCTGATTTGTCTGGCGACGTCTATACTTCAGCTACGATGAACGAATATGATAAAAAAGATTTTTCCATTTTAAAAGACGCCTTGTTGTCAGGGGAAGTATTTCCCTGCTACATAAAAATTGGTAATTCTTCTGAATATCATTTTACCGTAGATGGGCTTGGTTTTGCTCTTGCTCTCGACGAAATAGGTATAAGTTGACGAAAACTGGAGGATAAGACTATGACAGATCAAAAAGCATCCGCCATTGCATTTGAAAAGGATCCAGTCAAGCGCGATGCAATGATCGACGAACTGACCGCTGACGAGGTAAAGGAACTGCTGAAGCTGACGCTCCGGGTTGTCAACTTCGACGAGCAACGCAAGGCACGAGGGGAGATATAAAAAGAACCGTCCCCGGCGTTGGAAGCACCGGGGGGCGGCATAGAGGTCAGACCGCTTTGAGAGAGTCGTGTCTGCTCTCTGATCATAGCATAGATCGGAGGAAAGCACAAGGTGAAGGTGCAGCCACCGTCAACTGAACAGGAGAAGGGCGTTATTTACGCCCGCTATTCCTCTGCCGGTCAGCGAGATGAGAGCATCGAGGGACAGCTCCGTGACTGCCATGCATTCGCGGAGCGGTTCGGCATCCGCATCGTAGGCGAGTACTGTGACCGCGCTCTGACTGGAACGTCGGATAAGCGCCCGGAGTTCCAGCGCATGATAAAGGACAGCGCCAAGGGACAGTTCTCCGTCGTGATATGTTGGAAGAACGACCGCTTCGCCCGCTCGCGATACGACAGTGCGATATACAAGGCCCGGCTCAAGCAGAACGGCGTCAAAGTGCTGTACGCGAAAGAGAGTATACCGGACGGCCCGGAGGGGATCATCCTCGAATCCGTCATGGAGGGCTTTGCGGAATACTACTCAGCCAACCTATCCCAGAACGTGAAGCGGGGCAACTATGACAGCGCTCTCCAGCGGCAGACGCTTGGCCAAACTGTGTATGGCCTTCGAAAAGGACCTGACAAGAGGTTTGAGTTGGACCCGGCCACCGCCCCCGTTGTGCGACGTATCTTTCAAGAATATGCCGATGGCAGGCCCATGAAAGAGATATATGCCGATCTGAACCGTGAGGGATATCGTACAAGCAGAGGGAACCTCTTCAACAAGAATTCCCTGCGGCGCATTCTTCAGAACAAGAAATACATGGGCGTATACGAGTACGCAGATATTTATGATGAGAACGGTATACCGCCGATCGTTGACAAAGACTTGTTTGAGAGGGTGCAGAAAATGCTTGACCTTCATCATGAGGCTCCTGCGCTAAAGAAGATAGACGGTGGTTTTTTGCTCACAGCCAAACTGTTCTGTGGCGAGTGCGGTAAGCCGATGACCGGCGACGGCGGCACCGGCAAGAGCGGAAAGGTATATGCCTATTACACCTGCAAAGGCAGACGCGAGCATAAATGCAAAAAAGAACGCGCAGCGAAAGAGTGGATCGAAGATATCGTTGTCCAGGCGCTCGCCAACATCGTCAACGACGATGATATGATACAGGACTTTGCAGACCGATTCATGGAATGGCAAGAGCGGCAGAACAATGACGACGTGCTGGATGGTCTGGAAAACCAGCTGCGCCAGGTTGAGACTGCTATCAAGAACAATCTCAACCTGATAAACACCGGCTTCATCACCGACAGTGTCAAAAGTAATCTGATGGAGTTGGAAAGCCAGAAGGCCGCGATCGAGGTCGGCATAGCAAAGGAAAAGTTGGAAGGTAGCGCCCCCCAAATTCCGCGAAAGTCCATCGTTTGGTTCATGAAACGCTTCCGAACAAAGGACACTTCTGATATCAGGTGGAGGATTCACATCATCGACACCTTCCTCAAGGCGGCATATCTCTACGACGACGGACGCCTGATACTCCATTTGAATTTCAGCGGTGACAAGAGCGCGGTATCGCTGAAAATCGCGGAGGCAGCGATTGCAGAGGGCGAGGCTCTGTGTTCAGATTTCGCGCCGCCCGGCGTACCAAATGGCGCGAATTTGAACACCCGAGTTTACTTCCATAACGGAGTACTCGCGGCTCTTGTTTTCGCGCAAAATTGAAAAGAGTAGCAACCATGTTATAATATTGCATGGTTGCTACTCTTTTTTTTACTTTATACGCGCTCCACCTTTACGCTTGCTGTCACATATCCGACGCACGTCTGGAAAGTTTCGACAAATCACAGCAGAATACGGAAAAATGTGCTATACAAGCGTAAAGGAGTAACGCGCTATGATTAAAATTTTACTGTCAGCCCGCCTCGGCGAAAGGCGGATGACGCAATCCGCAGTAGCCCAGGCCGCGAACATCAGACCGGCAACGGTAAGTCACATGTACAACGAGTTCTGCGACCGTATCATGCTTGCCCACCTCAACAACCTCTGCAAGGTCCTCAACTGCACTGTCGGTGATCTACTCGAATACGTCCCCGACGAAGAAGATGAGGAAGAGATCGGCAGCAAGAAAAAAGGCTAAGCGGTGCTCCTCTGCCCCGGATGCTTATGCGTCCGGGGTTTTTCTATATTCCTCGCGTAGATCATCCTGCGTCAGTGGTATCACAGTTCCGTCCGGATATGTGAATTGCAACCGCGCACCTGTTAGACTGGCGATCTGTATCAGCTCGTCTGCTGTGAAGCGATTCAAGCGGAGCTTATTGCTCAAACTCGCATCGCTGGTAACGCCGAGCACTTCTCCAAGATCCGACCTTGTCTTCCCGGCCAACTCAAGCAGAGCTTTGACTTTATCTGAGACCATGGTATCCCTCCTTCCTGTTTACACCATACTAACACCGAAAAGATGAAAAGTCAAACTAGAAAAATTAAATTTTTTCTCAAAAAGGTGTTGACTTTTTCATCATATAGGTATAATATATCACCAGAAAGATAAAGAAATACACCGAACCGATTAGGGAGGAGTCTCCAATGAAAAAAGGTCTTGAAGCGATCTCGGCCAGAACCGAAAAGCTCTGGAACGAAGTAGTCAAAAAGTACGGCCCCCACACCTACGTCCTCGCGGTGAACGGACTGGATGAGGTAGTTCTCTCCAAGGGTTACACGAAGGACATCGCCAAAGGCAACCGCGAAGTACAGAGAGTTCTCAAAGAACTCTTGAACGCCTGACTGATAGGAGGATCCAGAAATGAAGATCGTTAAAACAGACTTCCACATGAACGTGAACAGCTCCAGCAGTTGGATCGTTTACATCACAAAAAGCCAGGAAGACTACAGATCCATCTACAGCATGGAAATGACGAAGCGGGAACTGCTTCACGATCAGCTCGGCTGGTACTACAGCGTTGGCGGTCGAGACACCATCCAAAGTGATTGCCGCGCGCCAGAATTCTTTCACGGCGACGAGTTCAAAATGGTTGCCGTCGAGCATAACAACGGGGATTGGAACCTTGCCCCAACCTACACCCTGTACATCGTAACGTAAGAACTCACACGCCGAGCCGGGGCGGCTAATCCCCGGCAGAAAGGATCGGCAATGGAACGAGAGGAGATCATGGTCTGTGTCGCTGAATACTTCGGCATCGAGCCTGACGAGAACGGTGAGCACGACATCAATGATTACGACTGGCAGGCCGGGTGCTACATCGGCAGCGACGGGCGGTTCCTGTCCCTCGCGGAAGTCGTGAAGTGCATCGAGAGTTTCATCTACGATATCTGATAGGAGGATTGAATCATGAAAAACAACTTTGCAGAAGAGTATGCCCGGGACATGGCGATCCACAACGCATATGACGCGGCCCGCGATGCGAACGACGAGGCCGGAAAGGAAAAGGCCCGTGCGGACCACAAGGAGTTTGACAACGATCTGATGCTGAAAGGCAACTCCTACTGCCGGCTGTACGACCTCTACAAACTGGCCCGCGACGCTGGGAACGAGTACATCGACTTCTCCGACGTCATCTGGGACAAGGATGTTCCAGCAAAGATCGAGAGCCTCCGCGAGTGCGGGATCGAGAAGTTCACTTTCTCCTCCACCTGGAGCAGCGCCGTCGAAACGGCGTGGCTGTTCCTGCAGAACGGATGCTCCCTGGAAGGTCTGGTTCAGATCAACAGCCGGTTCAACAAGTTCATGAGCGAAGATCGGGAACGGATCCCGGCTTACCTCTTCGCAGTCAATTAAGGAGGAAGCAGAATGAGAACCACCGTAAAGATGGACGCACAAGCACTTCGTTCCCTCATGGGCGAAAACTTCGACTACGACGAGTATGAGAAAGGCCGCAAGGACGCGAGAGACCTTTTCCGCAAAAGCCCGGAGATCCGAGAGGGAAAAGTCGAGGAGGTAAAACAGGTCATCGAAAGCGGCGAGTACCGCCACCGTCCCGGCCCGTCCTACTGGATCGGATGCCTGACAGAAGCAGATTTCACTTGGTAAAGGAGGAAATGAAAATGCTGTACCCGCAAATCACCCGCACCCCTCATTGGAGCGTAAGCGACGTCCGCGAGGCTTGCATCAGAAACAGCCTCTATACCCGCGGAACCAATGAGGAATACATGAAGATGTTCAATATGGTGAGTCGGGTTCCCAACCCGTCTGACATCGGCATCTGGCAGGTAGCCAAGGACATCGCCGAGCACAGCGCCGGCCAGACCGTCACGAACGTGATGTTCATCCTCGCAAATGAGGCGGTCAAGTACACCTTCGAGCTCGACGGCAACGACGACATCTGAACCATATACGCCCTCCCGGCCGGGCAATAGACCGGGAGAAAGGAACAGCATGAAGGCCGCTACTCTTATGGATCTGGCAATCAACCGCATACGCCAGTATCTACCAGAAGATCATGAAATCGACGACATTAACTGCGAGGACAACATTTTCCAGATCTGTGTGTTCGACGTGGCAAAATTCCCTGGGCGCCTCGTTGATCGTTTCCGCTTTGAGATCAGAGCCAGCGAAACGGAACTGGAAACCTACGACCGTTTCAATGACACACTCTGCAAATTCGTCGAAAGTTGGAGGTAACAACATGAAATTCTACTTCTACCCTACCCACGGCGGCAAACGCCGGGAGCTGACGGAGGATGAGGTGCGCGAGCACCTCTCCGCCGCCCAGATCGAGGAGGCCATTGAAGCCAAACGCGCTGATCCGTTGGAGGAGGTCAGCTATATGAGCGAAGGAGGTTTCATTCACTGTGAATCTTCTGAATGATGAAAGAGCTGTGACCGAGTATAAAGTCCAATTCAAACTCGGCCAGGCTATGACAGAATATATAGATGCATTCGTATGGGAAACTGTCAAAGATGGTTCACTTACCTGGCACAGGAAAAGAGAGATTGGCGCATGCAAATCACTTAAAGAGGCGTCTGATATAGCCGAAAGGATGGCAAAAAGTTGGCCCGACAAAGCAAATCCTCTTCAGGCAACGCGGATTGTGTCTCGTGTAAAAATCGTTACCGATTGGGATCCGGAAGAGGGGAGCGAAAAACAATTCCTTGAGCCCATTCGCAGAAGCGAACTGTGGCCAAGACTTGTAGAAGAGAGAAAAATAAGGGAGCAAACAAAACTTGAAACAGTTGCAGCCCAAATAAATTCTGCCAACACCACCGAAGAAGTCCTTTCCATCTTGCGCGATTTCAAATACGCTTATTAAGGAGGTACACCATGAACACAATCGAGAGGATCAATATGGTCAAGGCCATGGAGTACATCTGTCGAAACATCAACGATGAAGAGGTTGTCATGACATGGCTTGCCTGCGGCGTCGCTGACGGCGACATCATTTACGGGGACCTTGGCACAAAGGGAACCGACCCAGAGGAACTAGAATACTACATTGAGGATAAAACGTTTGCTGACCTCATGGACACATTCCTTCGCTGCATGAAACGCGCCTGCAAATCTGGCGGGCTGTATTGCGACAGCGTGGTCAGCAAAGCGGATAAAGGGAGTGAATGACACATGACGATAGGTGAAAGAATCAGGTCCGTACGAGAAGCGGCGGAAATGTCGCAGCAGGAACTGGCTGAACGTGTAGGTGTTCTTTACCAAGCCATCAGTCAGTGGGAACGTGGAGTGCGGTCACCAAAATATCAATCACTACTAAAAATCGCGGACGCTCTCGATATTGACGTAACGGAACTAATTACAGGAACAAAATCCGATCTGCATCCGCAATCCGATCAGCGCCCGTGTGCAATTTGGCAGGGCCACAACGTAATCGGCTACATCGGTCTGACCAAACTTCAACGTGACACACTCAACGCCATACCGGGCATCGGCTGCTATTTTGGTAGCGACCCGTTGACCAATCCGGAGATGTATAGCAATACAGATGACACCATGGAGGATTAACACATGACCAAACCCACCATCCACTTCAACAGCCGCGGGGAGAGCGGCAATATCTTCTGGATCCTGGGGGCGGTCAAAACCGCCCTCCACAAACAGCGGAGGATCACCGACTATAACAACCTGCGCGACCGTGTGACTGCCTCCGGCTCCTACAACGAGGCCCTGTCTATCATCCGGGAATACGTCGATTTGGTAGACGATGACAGCGAAGTGTGACAGACACCTCCTGATTACCCTCTCTCGCCCTCTCCGTTGCGTTGCAACGGCGTTCTTCGAGACTTCCCCTATAGTTACATGGTATGGAAGAAAAGCACGAGGGAACGCAAAGAAACGACACAAAACGAAAAAACACCCCTCCCGATCGCAATTGATCGAGAGGGGTGTAGTCATAGGAGCCTCGTAATTATTTTACGAGGCTGTTGCGAGGTCGTTACGAGGTTGCAAGGTTGTTGCAAGGTTTTGAAAGGTTAATCGCTGATACCGCTACCGCCGTCTTTGTGCTTCCAATAGACAAGCAGACACACAATCCCGAACACAGCTGCCAAAGCCACGACGCAGCCGACAAAGCCGCCGATCAGGAACGCCCACCATGACCACGGGCTCATGATCAGAACCCAAGCTTGGCGAACTCGCCGCGCGTCTGATCTCCGACGATGCCGTCCACCGTGATGCCACGAGCCGCCTGGAAGCGCTTGACCGCGTCACTGGTGTCTGTGCCGTACTCGCCGTCGATCCCGTAGGACCCCACGGAATAGCCGAGGGCCTCCAGTGCGTACTGGATAGCCTTCACGCCGTCATGCCGCTTGCCGTAGCGAACAAGGCCCGTGGTGGCGCTGGCACGGCCATAAGGATAGACCACCACAGGGACGACAATAGCTTCGACCTGAGCAACCGTCAGGCCATTGAGACCAGCGTTCAGCATAATCGCCGGATAGTCCTTGTACGCCAGATCCATGTCGCAGTTGCCGGCGATGCCAGCGACCTTACCCGTGCTGCCATACTGCCAGATACCGCAGCTCTTGGACGGTGCGGACACGCCCCAATGAGCGAGCCAGAGGTCGAACTGCGTCAGCTTGGAGAAGCCGCGGTTCAGGTAGTCCCAGTTGGTGTAGTTTACGGCGTAATAGCCGCGCTGCTCCACACGGGCGAGGAAAGTGTCAGCAAGGGCCACGATGTCGGGCGAATACCCAGCGGCCTTGGACTTGACATCAGAGTCATACTCGTAGTCAAAAGCCAGAGGGAACGTGACGGGCAGTCCAAGGCTCTCCACAGCGTCGCAGAGGTAGTCTGCCTCAGCACGAGCCATGTCCTTGGTATAAGCATAGGAGAACCAGTAGAAGCCCACATGGACCCCAGCCTTGATAGCTCCTAGCGCATTGGCCTTGAACTGCTGGTCGATATGGCCCACACCATAGCCGGCGCGGATCATAGCGAACGCCACGCCGTCGGCCTTGGCCTTCTGCCAGTCGATAGTACCCTGCCAAGTGGACACGTCCACGCCCTTCGCGGGCAAAGCCAGCACCGCGTCGGCAAGGTCCTGAGTCAGCGACTCCGTGGCAGGCTCCGCCTCCGCAGTCTCCTCGTCCTCCCACATGGGGCGCCCGTAATCGGCGATGTAAGGATCCCAGCGGGAATAGGTGCAAACCTGAACGCGGTTGCCTTTGTTGCCCTCGATGATCGTTACGGTGGCGTCATCGACAGCTACCACGCCGCCAGTATGGACGATGCTGCCACCCTGCTGGAAGAAAGCCTGATCGCCCACCTCCGGCGTGGTATACAGCCGCCCGTGGTCACGGTAGTAGCCACGGCTCCACGGGCAACCAGCGCCGTATAGAGTGCCGATCTGGAACTGCATCGTCTGAGCCTTATCGGCGTCGCCGCCGCAGGCCTGAAGCAGGCACCAGTCATAGAACATATCGCACCATTCAAAGCCCTGCTTGGACGCCTGGTAGTAACCAGCCTCGGCCAGATCTCTGGCGTACTTGGTGTAATTGTTGGAGCCGGCGTTCGCGGCCTTGTCGTCTAGGTATGCGTTGGAGGCCTTCTCGTAGTAGCCGACCTCACCCTGCATAACCGCGACCATCTTCTTCGCAGTCACCTTACTCATGATCGTCAACCTCCGGCAGTCCCGCCACGCTCGTCAGCAGAGACAGGACGCCCGCCAGCACCGCGGCGCTCGCCACGTTGATCCAGTTCACGTCCCCAAGCAGGGCAGACGTGCCGATCATGGCCACAGCGGTCTGGGCGACGGTCTTGATAGCGCGGACACCCGCAGCCTTGATCCAAGTGGTTTTCTTCATATCAATCGTTCCTTTCTTTCCGGCCTTCCAGCCGGTCAATTCTATGGTGAGCCTGATTCGCAGAGGATTCCACGGAGGCCAGGCGCTCCCGGATCTCCGTGTTCATCTGCCGCTGATCCTTCTGCTCTGCTTTGATGTCGTCGATGCCGGACTTGATATACCCAAGTTCTGTCATGACGGTCCCGGACTCCCGGCCTTCGGCCTTGTTTTCCTTCTTGGTGCTCAGGCGATGACCGGCATACGCAACCAGCAACGCGAGCAACGCGCAGAGTGCACCGATTTCAACATTCGTCATTCGGCCTCGCCCTCGCTCTCCTCGGTGGCGTTCTCCGGCTCACCCTCGTCTTCCTGAACAGCACCGGAATCATCCTCCGGATCCTCTGGCTCCGGGAACTCGTCGCTCTCATCGAGGTTGACGAAGTACTGGGAAACGCCGCCATCCATATAGAAGTGGCCGATCATAGTCCCGTCAGGCAGATTGTGGGTCTGCGTTCCGGTGATGTACATTCCCTCCACCGTTTGGTAGAGTTCGCCGTCATCCATGATCTTCACTTCTGCAAGGTTGGCCTCCGTGAGCTTTCCCCAAATCCTCTGAAACGCCGTTTTACTGGCACAGGACACAACAAGATGCCTGTCCCCGATCGACTCCGGCATAAGATCGATCACAGTTTCATCCACAAGAATCATCTGCATGGTAACTATCCCCCTGTTCCTTTAAAATTGAATTGTGGTGGTATTACAGGAACTTCTTCATGGCGCTCACCTCCAAAAAGAAAAGCCCGTGGTCACCCACGAGCTTCGGTTTATATATGGCTGCAACAAAAAAGGAGCCGCCGCAGCGACCCCTATATCGGGATGTCATCAGGTAATTCATCCGCGCCGATAATGCGCGAATAGGCATCCTCGACGCCCTTGACCGCCTCCCTCTCAGCATCGTCCAGGCTTTCCACCTGTGCCAGCTTCTCCGAGAGGTTCCGAACTAGCCTGATTTGCCGCTCCACCAGATAGCAGAGTTCCTCGATCAGTTGCAGGTTTGACATGGCGTTCCTCCTATGCGGCTTTCGGCATGGCCATACTGTGTTCCCTCACAACATCTTTCAGCACCTTCGCACTTATTGGGTCGAAATACTTCACCCGGATATTGTAAGAGTTGCAATGCTTGAGCTGCCCCGCACGGGATAGGAGCCCTGACGCAGAGTGGAAGGGTATCTTCCTGCCCTCGTCGATCATGCGCTGTACGCGCCGGCACTGCTGGGCATAGCGAAGGAAGTTCCTGCGGCGGAGTGTTGTATGGGAATGGTAGAACCGGAATCCGACAAAATCAATGCCGCGGGCATCGACCGGGAACACCTGCCAGTTTTCTTTCAGGCGCAGGCCGAGGCCAGAGAGGAACGCGGCTATGGACTTCCTGGCCTTGTGGAGCAGCTTTTTGTTCGGCCCCATCAAAACCATATCGTCCATGTTCCGAGTGTAGTATTTCACCCCTGGGAGCGTGCAGATATGACGATCCAGCGGTTCCAGATAGAAGTTCGCCAGCCATTGGTTGATATAGAAGCCAATGGCGAGCCCGCCGTCTGAATTGGAGGTCATGATATCGTACACGGTTTTCAGGAATAGCTTATCCTTGATCTTCCGGGCCAGCGCCCAGATCAGACGCCGTGGCGAGATTGAAGGATAGAAGTGCTTGATGTCCATCTTCAAGCAGTATTTTGTGCCCTTATGGTCATTCCGCAGGGCACGGCGTACATAGTTCATGGCGCATTTGTTCCCGCGTCCGGGGATGGATGCGCAGGACCAGCGGTACATACCACGCATGAGGATGTCTTCCATGGCCATTACGCAAAGTTGGTGCATAAGACCGTCAGGATAAAACGGTACGATCTGTATCGTTCTCTCCTTCATGCAAGTACGATCAAATATCACCTTTGATCGAGGCGTGGTTGGGATATAGGAGCGTGTCATCAGCATTTCATAGGCTTGATCGACATAGCTTTCCTCGTCGGCCAGCACGATCTTTACATCCCAGCGATTACGCTTTCCTCGTGTCCCTTCGCGGATAGCGGCGCGGATCATGTCCTTGTCACACATCCGCTCATAGATGTGGCCCACTCTATGGGGCATAGGGCATTCCTCCTTGTTTGCCTCAAGGCCGTTCGAGAGTGAACCTACTAAGCCCTGTCCTGACGGCAAGATTTTTACCGAGCGGTATGGACTTATCTGCGCACGTGTGCGTGAGAAAACAAGGTGTCGGGAGCCGAGGTTCGCGTTGGTGTTCGAGGCCGCGTTGTTGGCGTTGAAGTAGAAGAAGCCATAGTTATCGTTGCTGTTATAGTTGCCGCCAACGTTCAGCGCTTGGTCGCCGGTGTTCGAGTTGACGTGAACACCCAGCAGAACGGGCTCGCATGGCGCAAATAATCCCGCAGGGGATGATAGCACACATTCTGCTGGTACGCTTGAAAATGGAAAAGGTTTACACACAGGTGTCGGTGTATTACGCCAAGCGTAATTTTTGAATTTTATAAAACGTGGGGCTCCGCCCCACACCCCGGTTAAGGGGTGCATACGAGGACGGAGCCACAGCGTTTTAACGAACCTCCGGGGGTTGCGACCCCCGGACCCCCGTTAGGGGATATAAAGGAGTCGGGAGCCGAGGAACGCGCTGGTGTACGAGGCCGCGTAGTAGGCGCTGAAGAAGAAGAAGCCAAAGTTATCGTCGCTGAGATAGACGCCGCCAACGTTCAGCGCTTGGTCGCCGGTCTTCGAGTTGACGTAGTCTGGGACATACGTACTCGCAGAGCCTCCCGACGCTGCATCAGGAATGAAGGCGTACGGGCACTCTTCGCTGTAACCAAAGCCAGTAATATACTGTGAAGACGGGAGTGTAATACCCGTCTCAACGAGTGCACTCTTGTTATCGGCAAACGAGGCATTGTCCAGACTGGTGTATACCGCTCTGCTGGATGCCATAAAGCCATCCACCCAGTCACGCACGTTACTGAACGGATCCTCGACCCATCGGTACTGGTTATGTGCGCCATTGAGTTTCAGCGTGTGATACGCCGCGCCGGTCGTGCCGCCGCAGTTGCTGATCGAACCCGTATTCCAGCCCGTTCCAAGAGTATTCTGGCTATGGAAGTTGGCAAACTCGACCAAGTAGAGCATCTGCAGAGCCGACCACGAGGCAATGTCCAGCATGTACCAATTCGTACCCTTGTTATGGGAGTAGGTGCGGAAGTTGGTACGGGTGGTGTTCACCAACAGTGCCGCACCGGATTTGGAATAGACCGCCGAGGAATCACCGGAAGTATGGAAGCGGCCAATATACCGCCCGGAGCCGGGATGCTTCACAAAGCCGGTCTTTGCAGTCGGCGAGATTGCCCACATCCACTTGCTGTTTGCGGTGTCCTTATAGGCGGTGTAGTAGAACTCCGGGATGTAGACCACGGTATCGTAGTCCGTTTCCGAGAAGCCTGCGTCATCTTCGGAATAGGAGATTGCACCGTCGATGACGTTGTACCGCTTCATGCCGCTCCACGGCAGGATGTTGTCAAACGGAGAGGAGCCGGATCCAGCAAGGGACGTGGCCGGCGAAGGATCGGAGAACGAGGCCGCAAGGCCGAGCCTTGTGAGGGCGGGGCTGGAATTGGCGTAGTTCCATTCGACGCCGTATGCGCCGTCTGCGCTGGTGGCGGTGGGAACCTCCACATTGCTTGCCGCCTTGAACTGCGCGTAGCAGGATGTATTGGCGGTGATGTTGGTGTTGCTGGGGTTCCAACCGATGAACGTGCCACCGTTGGGGTCAACAGGGGTCTCTCCGGTATAGTTTGCGGTGCCTCCCGAAGTGACGCCCGTAACGGTCTGCAAAAGGGTCGTGCCATTGTAGAAATAGACCGTGTACGTCACGATGTACGACGCTGTGTAGGTGGCGTTGCCAGTAACTGTGGTGACTGTCGGTGTCCACCCCTGGAACGAACCGCCGCCCGACACCGGATTCTGAGGCGTGGAGCCGTTATAGGTGGGCGTCGCACCATACGGGACGTTGGTATCGGTCTCAAGCGTGGTGCCGTCGCTGTTCTTCCAAGTAATCGTGTACGTCCGCACCGTCCAGGAATAGGCCGCGTAAACGGTACGATCCTCCAGGACGTTGGTCGTGCACCCGCTTTCCGCTGTCTGCTGGTCCTGCTGAGTGTTCCAGCCAACAAACGAATAAGAGTACTGCGCAGTCGAACTTCTGGTGGGGGCGGTCGGCGCGCTCTCCTGCGGGACGCCATCAATGCAGGTGACAGTCTTCAGCGTCGAGCTGCCGTCATAGGTCTTGTAGGTCAGGTAACTTGTGGTGTGATCAGCCGTCACGGACAGATAGGGATAAGCCTCAAGTCTGGTGTTGATCGCGGCGAGTTCGGCTCCTGTGAGGGAGCTGGTATGAATGGTGCCGGACACCTGGGCCGTGTCCATGTTGTTGCCATATTCATCCAAGCCGCGCATTACATCGAGCTTGTCGAGCAGGGCGTTGATCTCCGTAGCACCCGCCGCTTCCCACGCAAGCCCAATCAGACGCACACGGGAAGCCGCAGGGATCGCGTTCAGGATTGCCTTGCTGTTAACCGCCGAGCTGACGTTCTCCAGCCACAAAGTAGAGATATTGGAGTAAGACGGGATGGTAAAATCCGCAATCGCCGTCTGATTGCGGATGGTCAGGTTGGTGATCGTAGAAGGAAGATGCAGCACTTTCAGAATGCCGCCGTTCGGAAGATCAATACCGGTGATGACCGTGCCGTCGAAGTACACGTTCTCGATGTTGGCGCAACCCGAGATATCCACCGACTTCATATCGCCAGTGCCAAGGCCGGCGCAGTTACGCACATCCAGCGTGCGGAGCAGGGTGTTATTGCCAAGGTACAGCTCTTTGAGGTTGCCGTTGGAGTAGGATCCGGAACTATCGCCGAGCTTGATGCTCTGCAACTTTGTGGCCATGCTGAAATCAGCAAAGCCGACTTTCAAACCAGAGAGGTCACCCACGGCCGCAAGCTGAGACGCAGAGTAGATGTAGATTTCGGTATCGTTCACGTTATCCAGCGGGCAGATAAGCGTGTATGCCTGATTGCGCGTGGCGCGGGTCTGCACGAGGTAAGAGCCGTACTTCACCGAGGCGTACACGTCAGCATACGGGGTAACGGTGATGTTCGACTTCGCGTAGCCGCGGAGCTGGATCACGTCGCTCTGTGCGTCGCCGGCGTTGTACTTCGAGTCGATGTAGCGGAAGCGGTTGTAGAGCCACCATTTGCGCTGTTCGGCCTTCGAGCCCTGCAGCATGGCGAGATACGCGCCGGAGCCGTCCTCGACCAAAGGTGCAAGGTATTTGAACCAGGCGTCTTCATTGAAGACTGCCTCGCCCCATTTCTCCTGGTGTTCCTCAAACGCGGTCTCGACCCTCGCATACGACAGCGCCCCGCTCGAGCGAAGCGTCTGATACATAGCCTTGATCTCGTCATAGAAGGCCTGACGCATGTTGATCCAGAGGACAGACTGCTGACCATTGAAGACATCTGCGCCGCCCGTGATGGTGTCGATATCCTCCAGGTTGTAGGAGAAAACGAGAGCGCCCTCGTTGTTGATACCAAGGGCGGTATCGAAGTCGTAGGGGAGCCAGCACCATTTATCGCCGCTGAGCTGGGACGGGAAAGCGTTCTTTGCGCGGCTGTCGACCATCAGGAAGAGCTCGGTGAACAGGTAGTAGAAAATCGTACTGTCCATCTCCATATGATCTGCGGCCTCGGCCTTAAACTTCGCCAGCCGGTACGCCGCTGTATCATTGGTGTAGGTAACGGCATCATCGCCGGTTCCGTAGGTAACAGCGCTCGGCAAGGCGTTGCCGGTCGCCGCGCTCTGATCGGTGGATTTCAGCCACGTTGCTAGTGCAGAGAGCTTTGTTGCGTCGGTATAGGCCGGGTCGGTATCAGGGTAGCGAGCCTCGAAGTCATTGAGCCATCCATCCCCCGTGTAATCATCACTCTTCCAGAGTACGCGATCGCTGGTGTTGTTCTTGATCTCCCACGACTCGTCGCCGGAAATAAATCCGAACACTTCTTCGGTGCCCTTATCATTATTGAAGTTGTATTTGCCGAGGAACGTTGTGGTTTCGCCGTTGCTCCAGAAGATGACGCACGGGAAGCCGTCGATGCCTTGCCTGACGGCACTGTTCTGCTCCTGTGGCGGCGTCTTGTACGGACAGGCGTCGTTGTAGAGGATCGCCAGCTCGACGTTGTTAGCGCCCTCAGAGCTTGCCACGTCAGCTTTCATACAAAAAGCGTTGGTAGCAATAGCGCCCGGGCGCAGGGAGTATGCGCTTGCCAGAGTGCCGCTGTTCAGCAGGAAGCCGCCCTTGAATTTCAACTTATAGTTCTTCCGGGCGTAGTACTGCGAGGACGTACCTTGGACATCAGCCTGGACATTCGTGGCCGTGAAGCTCTTGGAGGGAGTGACCGGGTCAACATAGGTAACAGCTACCGTCCGTTTATCGCCCTTGTACTGCGGGAGCTCGTCGCACTCGATTATCATGTAAGGAAGATCGCTGGGAAGCTGTGCGATCACCACATTCCCATAGGCATCGTAGATGCTGTTGCGGTTATACCGCGCAATCATGTCATCCACGTTCTGGCTGTCGGCAATCCAGTTTTCAAGCACCTGATAGCGAGTCAGGTCGTTGTCATAGATGCGAATGCGGTACACGTCGATGGTGCAGTCATTGGAGCCGATGGAAATGCCGACCGGGGTGGTCTGTGCGAAGTCATCCGAGGCCGGATACTGAACCACGCCGCTCATGATGCCGTTCACATAGATATACAGCAGGCGGTTTTCGCTGCGCTTCTCAGCCACGAAAGCCAGCCGGACGTGCTCGTTCTCCTTATACTGCATGCTGATCTCCGACTGCTCGGAGGTCAGCGTCGCTTTCTGTGCCGTCATGGACAGGCCACGACCACCGGAGAGACAGGACAGGATCACGGCATCGTAATTCATGACGTCCCGCGTGGCAAATTCGACCTCGATGGTCTTGCCGGTTCCGCGGAAGTCGGAGCCGAAGATCTGATAGGGAATCGTGACGCGGGCGTCGCCCGCCACACGCAGGACGGTAACGCCGTCCTCGTCAAGCAGCCAGCCGTCCGAGGAGAAGTTGAAGCCCGTCATGGTGGCAGCAATGTTGTTGTCGCCGTCCGTCCATGTGCCGGGATTTGCCTCGTTGTTACTGCGTCCCACACTGGACAGATGAAGCACAAGGTTCTGGGTTTCAGCTTCTACGTTGATATCGCTCTCGGTGATCGTTACCGTGATGGTCTTCCGCGCGGTTCCGGATGCAATAACAACCGTCAGGCTCCCCGCCGTGTCTGCGCGATATGCGAACACCTGTTCCGTGCGGTCTACCGTCTGCTGGGAGACCTGAGAACCGTTCACAGAGATCGTTGCAACCGCCGTCAAGGACGTTGGATCATACACGGTATATCCGATGTTCAGCGTACTGTACTGGATTGCTGTGCTCTTGTTGAACGAGGATACGATGATCGGAGTATTGTTCAGCGCTTCAAGGCAGATGATCTCGTAATACAGGTGGTTGGACTCAACCGACTCACCGTTGATTACGCAGTCGAAATAGCACTCAAGGGTGTGCGCTCCGTGGGACTGCTGCGGGATCGTGTAGGTCATCTGTCTGCCGGATACCGAGGTTGACGCGGTTCCGATCTCCCTGCCGTCCAGCAGGAAGCGCACTGTCTTCTGCACCTCGCCAACCGGCGTGTACGGGAAGCTGATCGCGCCCTGATACGGCGTGGAGGCGTCAAAGGTCGAGCTGATCGAAACAGCGACCACCGTAACGGAGAAGTTGATGGTCCGGCTGTTGTCGTATACGTCGCTGATTGTGACCTTGATCACGTTGGCGCCGGAGGAACAGTATGCAGCAAGGTCGATGTTGACCGTGCCCTGCTGGATGTTCAGCATGGCCTTGACCGCGCCGTTTACGGTGATCTTCGCCGTTCCGTCACCCGTGGGCATACCGTCCTCCTCGGAGGACCAGACAACCGTGATGGGAGCTGTGCCATCCTCGGCAATGGTCTTCGAGAGCCAGCCGGTGTTGTTGGTGACGCTGAGGGACGCGGTATTCCCGGATGACCCGCCGCCACCACCGCCAGAGCCCGAGAAGGGGCCAAGAGGACCGGCCACGACTTCGCCATTCGACGTCAGATAGAGGTAACCGTTATCGACATAGGCATCATCGACCTTGCCCTCGATCACCAGCTGCATAGCCGCGTCGCTGCGCCGAAGGGCGGCAACAGCGTTATTCAGTTCGGCAACCTCGTTCTCCGCGTTGTTTGCCGCGGACAACGCCTGTGCTGCCTTGGTATTTGCGTCAGTCGTGATGTTGGCGATTGCCTGCGCCTTCTCATCGATCTGCTCAATGGCATCGTCAATCTTCTGATCGAGAGACGTTTCTTTTCTCTCGATATAGACAATGGCGGCATTCTTTGCCGCTACAGCATCGTCCGCAGAGCCCTCCGCGTTTGATGCAGCTGTCTCCGCACGGGTAGTCAGCGCCGCGATATCCGCGACCGCGTCCTCTGCCTGCTGACCAGCGGCAATGATTTCGGCGGAATTATCCAGCACGTTCACGAGCTCGCGGATGACGGACTCCGACGCGAGGGTATCCTTATCCAGCGCGGCGCGTTCGATATGCAGGACGAAATTGGCGGTGTTCAGCTCCTTCCCGTTGTTGAACAGGGTGAGTTCAAAAACGCCGTGCCCCGCAGCCGCCGTCATCTGCTGATCACCGGTAACGGTGACTATGGCGTTGGCCACATCCACCGTGGCATTGACGGAATACCCGTTGCCATCCGGCTTTGTGCCTCGGATTTGAGCCGTGGTTCCACTCTGGATTGTGAAATTCCCCTGACGGGAAACCAAATGAATACGGAGGCTGAAATCACTGTCGTACTGATTCAGCCTCCGCTCCACTTTCGCCCCGCCCGGAACCATGTCCAGGTCAAATGCGTGAATGATCATGTCGTATCACTCCAATCCTTATGTAGTCTCACGAGCCGCCCGCTCGAAGTTGATGAAGAAGTTGGCGGTATTGAGTTCCTTGCCGCTATGGGTAAGCGTCAGCTCGAAAACGCCCTGCCCGGCCGCAGACGTCATATCCGCGTCTCCGACTACGGTCACGGTCGTACCATTGAGCGTCGCGGCCTTTGTGTACGCCGTCCCGTCCGGCTTGGTGCCGTTGATTGCGACAGTGGTGCCGCTCTCGATCGTCAGCTCTCCCGTTCTGGCAAAGAGATTGAAGACAAGAGTGTAATTCTCGTCGTTCTGGCTCAGCCAAAGAGTTTTCGGCTGCTTATCGGGGACAACATCGAGATCCAGTGTGTGCGTAATCATGTCTCATCCTCCGTTTTCTCTCCCTCGGCGGGAGGCGTTTTCTTGAGTTTTTCCTGCCATCTTTCAAAGTCTCTCTGATACTCCACAGCTGCCGCCGCACGGAGCTGACGGAGAACATCGTCGATCACAGGAATGATGCAGAAGTTCGGGAGCCCACACCTGTTGATGAGATCAACGAGCTTCTGGCTGAACTCTTCATATAGAACAGACGCTGGTTTGGGGATTGGCTTCGAGGTGGCATGAAGTGCACAGGCATTCATTTCGTCGCGAAGTTCCTCAACACTTCCGGTTCGTTCGATCTTATCAGCTTTCATCTTGACTTTCCCCTCCCGGCTTGAAATATTGGCTCATTGGCTCTGCGTTGGATACCTCTGCTTGTACATCCAGCACCTCAGTTTCCACCTCGTCTTCGATCTTGTAGACGGAATAGCCCTGCAAGGTATATTTAGGGATATGATGAGCCTGGATATACCGCGAAATACCGTTCTTTTCTGCTCTGTAAGAAACCATCTCTCCCTCCATTCCTTAACTTATGTCACTTATCATAAGGCCGTTTTTGAAATATATTGTCCAGTTAGTCCATGACATTGATCCGTCACTATTCGATCTCAAATCTGTGCAGAATGTTAAATGACCCGAACCGCCCTCATCTCCAGTAAAACTTCCGCCATCCTGATATGATCCGGTGAGCAAATGCGGAGTCATAAGACAGAGACAACCTTTTCCAGCTACGCGAGTACCGTATACGCCTTGATACGTACCGCCGCCGTTCCAATAGTTATTGAAATCAATATAGCCGGTCTTAGTCCCGTATCCTCCACTGAACTGTGCATCTGCTATCTCGCCATATAGCGACCCTGACGAATTCTTGATTGTCGCGCTTCTTGCGACAAGATTGCCGCTTGCATCAACCGAAAACGGGTAAACCCCGTTTGTCGGAGTCCCATTTCGAATGGCGATAGACGTCATAGTTCCGGTTCCGATGTACGTTGCATTGATGTACAATTTCCCATCATTGAGGTAAATACCTTGTGTCTGACCGTTGTTGGTCAGGCGGTTAAATACCTTTTGTTGTGTGAGCGTGTCATCGTAACTATCAACTGCATCATCTATCGCAGAGGCGTAGTCTGTTTGTTTCGACCATGCCGAGCCGGTCCATTTATAGGTGCATCCAGTATAGCTGTCAACCAAGTAGTCACCGGTCTCGGCTGCGGTGAACCTTGTCCACGTCGGCGTAGAAACATCAGTGCAGATGTATGTATAGCCGCTGTAATAACGAAAATCACCAACAGCAAGCGCTTTTGTCGTACTGTTCGGAGTGTAGTTGCTGGCTGATCCCGTTCGATATGTACCGTAAAAAATCGTAGATTTTCCGTCCGCGAGATCAAACAGGTTATCAGACGTGGAGGAGTATGCCGACCACACGGGTGAGCCAGAATTGTAATTGTACTGATATACACCTTGCGGCTTTATCGTGACACCACCCACAGTAATACTTGACGTTCCGGTATAGAGCCAGAGATCTCCGTCGTGCTTCTGCCGTATTGCGTTGGTCGTCCACGCGGAAGCCGGATTTGTGCTTTGCGCCCAGGTCTCGACCTTTGCATCGATCTGCGTTTCCAGCGTTGTTTGAAGGGCGCTTGTTGCATCAGAAATGAGTGAGGGGATGGTGTCAGTCGTTCCGGAAGCCCCAATTTTGGTATTTGACGCAAGCCGGAACTCGCCGGTCTCCATATCCCAATAGTTCGTGCCAAGAACATCCTGCAGAACGCCGGCGCGAACCAGGTTGGCGTCCAGAACACCCGTTCCGATGAAGTTCGCAGAAAAAACACCGTCAATGGTCCAGCCTGTGTTATAGGTCACGCCGCCATTCGTTGAAAACGCGATGCCGTTCTTATTGAACCGCATGATGTTGGTGGCAGTATCCTCGCTTTGGGTGTCCATAATGAGCATTTCTTCCGGGAGTCCGTCCGCATTGTAGTTGAACACAATGTAGCCGCCCTTGCCGCCTGTGATCTTCTCAGTCACATAGTTGATATAGGCCTCCAACATACTTTTGGAGTCTTTGATCTTCTGATTGGTGATTTCACTCTGAGCGACAATAGTTTTCGCAAGAGTTGACCTCGTGTTTCCGATGTCAATCGAGCGATACCTTTCACGGAGAACATCAAACACGGTTTTCACAACTTTCGCCTGTGCTGAAATACCAAGTTTCTCGAACACCACCGTTACAGTATCGCAAAGGTTTACTCTCTCAAGATTTGCCGTGTTCGCATACTCCGCTGACTGCCAAAGCGAAATAAATGCCATGTTGATGGTCACATCCGGAACACCTATGTTGTTTGTGCTGATATAGTTGTTCCCCGCTTCACGCAGTTGAGTATCAGTAGGCTCTTCCTCGAAGTCGTCAGAGAAATCTACAGGCACCGTTCTCTTATAAGGGAAATTGCCGGCCCGACTGCTCCATAGGACTTTCTCGGGCAATGTCTTACAATCACCTGTTCCGCGGTCTACCCAATATGGGCATATACCTGTGATCGTATTTGCTATATTCTCTTCTTGTTTGAGATCGGTGATATTCTTTCCGTACCGCAGGACAACGCCCCGATCCACGCCGCGGTTGACATGGGCCTTGACAACATATTTATCGAATTCGTACTCTGCCGTTCCGAAAGCATCAAGCAACGACCCTTCCTGCCCGCCAAGTAGCGAGCGAAAAGAGGTAGGAACCGAAACCTCAAATTCTCCGGTGGTTGTTTTATCGGTCCAGACTGTGAACGGACAGGTTTCGGCGGCGTTATTCACAAGGCCGGAAAGGGCTGCTGTAAAACTACGCGCCGAAAACGGCATAACCGGGATGTGTGAGAGCTGATAACTGATATGCCGGGCATAGATCATGCAACGTCCATTCAACGGTTTGCTGATTCGATATATCCGAAACGGCTGAGGATCCTTCCCGTCTGCCGGCTTCGCATAGATGATACGTGAATGAGAAATATCGCCCCAATGGATACCGTCAACGGGATATTCAAGTTCCAATTCATATTGGCCGTTTCGTTCCTCGGTGACGATACAATCAAGAGCCCCGGACAACCGTCCGAGGCCCTGCGTCGTAAAAGATGTTTCATTTTCAGGGTAAAGAATCGGGATCATAGTGTCCACCACCTTGGAGTGATTATCACCCTTGTAACCGAGCCACCCAGCGTTATGTTGTTGATGCCGGCTTTCAACGTCGGATATTCGCTCCCGGAGAGGGTAATATAGCTGTTTGCGTTCGTGCTCCCGTAGTACGCATCTTGAATATCACAGTCCAGATCGATGTAACTCAGACTGGAATGCTGGGCGATTGTTATGGTGTCGCTCCCGATTTTAAGCGTTCCATACCCGTAGACGCGGAGAAGCGGCTTCGCTGGGTAAAGCGTCGGATTTGTGATATTTCCACTTGCTGTCAGCGTGGTGGTGGTATTGCCGGCAGTCAGAAACCTTTGAGGCTTGCAGTTGAATTCCACTTTGAATTTACCTGCTCGCTGTGCGACAAGCATTTCAGGATCCAGCCCGTTAATCGGCATGCCGAGCCTGTATTCACCGGGATGGTAAGAGTCTTCTATTCGGCAATATCCGGTATGACTCAACAGCCATGCCCGGAATTCATCCATTTGATCGTCGTCATTCACAAGGCCACATTCATATGAGACAACAACATTCTCATACCGCCCTTCGTCAAAAAGCACGTCGCCATTCTTTCCTGGGACAGATATGGATTCATAAACACGGGCAGGGGCGTTGTATGCCCCCGCCTTCGATATAAGGACGCCGTATGCCGTCGATCTTACATAGTCCAGAGCAAAGTAATTCACGCCCATGCCGCATCCTCCTTCCCGACGTTATCATTGATTAAAGCAGCAAGCTCTTGAGCAAGTACACGTTCATCCTGACCCTCTCTGGGGTATACATTGATGATCGTGTCGCCTCTGGTGATTGTTGTAGTGCTGGAGGCGTTTTCTTTTTCGCTCGGAGATTTAACGTATGTAGCCGTCAGGTCTCGGTCGTTTATGGATGTCATCTTGTCGGAAATATCATTCTTCACATCTACATCCATAGCCGACTCGACCACTGACTGCATCTTATCCTCCAACGCCTTGCGCCGGTTCTCAATGCCGACGATCATGCCCTCGCCGACGTACTCAAAGATTTCCGTGGTCTTCTTCGATGGCGAGGCCACCGCCGCCGCAGCTCGCGCCCGTGCAATCGCGCTATTTACGACATAGCTGATTGCGTAATACAGAGAGCCGGAGGCCCCGTATATGCCGTTGGTCATGCCATAGACGATTTGTGCGCCTATGTCGTACATGTAACTCGGCAAGGAACTTACGCCGCTCTCGATGGCACTTCGCAAAGAGTTTATCTGTTGTGCGGTCTTATCTACGATCTGACTAAATTCAGAATCGAACGATTCAACAGCCCTTTTAGCGCCGTCCTCCATTTCTTGGTTGACATCGTCGGCCATATCCGTCACAGAGGAAACCACCGTGTCGGCGTCACCGTCGATACCCTCGACCAATCCTTCATCCAGGTTCCGGCCGATTTCTTCAAAGACCTTCGAAGGGGATTGCGTTTGGAAAGTAGACTTTGTACCGTCCGTGACTTCCTCTGCCATACTCTCGGCAGAACCGCGAGCGGTGTCAGTGCTACCTTCGATGCCCGTTGACAACCCAAGACCAAGGTTGTTGCCGATGGTTTCACCATCAAGACCGACGTTCGCAAACGCATCGTTGAAAGCCTGCGTGAAACCGTCAAAATTCACCGCCGCCGCTTCTGTTTCAAGGGCTGTGATGGTGTCGGTGAAATCAGTCTGTATTGCAGCTGCTGTCTCAGCAAAGGATTCTTTCGCCTGCTCTGTTTCCGCAAAGGAGGCATTGAAATCCTCGACAAACGCCGCTGCATCCGTGCTCATTCCCTCGGTGCTTCCACCAAGTTCTTCGATTTTGCCGATAATAACGGCAAGATATGCCGCTGACTCCGCAGAACCATCGGAGAGCGACGCCACAAGGCCGTCATCCAAGCCATACTGTCCGGCCAGTTTCAGATTCTCGGTGTATTCGGAAAGTGCCGCCGTCTGATCAGCCCAGCGCTGCATCATTTCCTCGACAGTATCAACGTCCTCGCTGATTTCTGCCGCAAATTCACCGAACAAACCAACCTGTCCGCTGATGCTGGAATACGCAGAATCGTATGCATCCTTGTACGCCTGGGCTAGTTCGTCGAGATCGTCCCGAATTTGCTGCACTGCAGCAGCATTGGTCGTTGTTGCTTCGGTGTGTTCATCAGTGGCTGCGGCCCCAGCTTCCTGGGCGGAGGTAAGGTTGTCGATAGCCTCCTCCATAAGAGCTATCTCTTCCTCTGCTGCGGAAACGGCATCTGTATCGTCTTCGATTGCCTCCTGGTAATTCTCTACGGTATCTTCCGCTGTAATTACCTGGTCATTCAGCGATCCAAGAGAATTATAAAGATCCCAGTATTCTTGTGTAAGCCAGTCCGTGGCCCCTGTTAATTGCCCCGTTTCTTCATACCACTCGTCGGCTTTAACTTGTGCCTCGCCCATGATTTCGTCCATGCGCGCAATAGCATCATTCTGAGCCTGTTGAGCAGTCGCAAGGTCATCCTGGGCCTGAGTGAGTTTAATGCTGTTTTTTTCTGCTTCTATAAGGACGTCGGCGTGTTTTTCGATAAGTTCATTAAGGCGCTCTTGATAAGCCTGCTGTTCGGCATTTTTCTTCCACGCTTCGGTATTCGCACGCAAAGCCTCCGTACCGCCGTCAATACTGTCGGTTTCCAGATCGATGTAACTAGACAGCTCCGGGATGAGATTGCACAGCATCACAAGCGTGTTGTGATACTCTTTCTGCTGCTCTTCCGTTTTCAGCCCCGTCGCTTCAAGTTCCTCGAGTTTTGTAATATATCTATCTGCAACATCCGCAACCGCTTGGGTATCCTCTAGGCTTTGGGATAAAGCCTCTCCCGAATCTTCGAGAGAGCCCTGCATCTCCTGAGCCGCTTCCGTGAGATCCTTTACAGAAGGCACAGCTCCGTCAGTGGTGGCAACAAGAACAGCTATCCCCGCAGATAAGGCGGCAATCGCGCTCACAGCAAGAAAAATCGGGTTTGTTTTGAGAATCGCTGTAAACAATCCGGCCGCAGCTGCCGCCAACTTTGTCACAGCTGTATAACCAACAATAGCCGCCGCCAGGACACCAATGGCAGTTGCAGCAGCCGTTATCGTTGGCACAAATGCATCACTTTTGGATATCGCATCTGCCATCCACGAAAGGCCATCTGTGGCCGCAGATGCAAGGTTCTTCAGAGTCGGCGTCAGCTTTTCACCGATCGCGATCTTTACCGCGTCGAACGCCGACTGCATAAGGGTGACCTGGCCCGTCAGGTTATCCATGCGGGTATCGGCCATCGTTTTGGCCGCTCCCGTACAATCCTCAATGGCAGAGGTCAGACTTGCATAGTCGGCTTCGGTAGTATTCAGAATGGCGAGCAGTCCTGCATAGGCACGAGTGCCAACGAGGGCCTGCGCATTATTAACCTTCTCCGCTTCGGTCATCTGCCCGAAGTACAACTTGAGCTCGTCAAGCGTTTCGGAGAAGTCTTTCATGGTGCCATCGGAATTCTGTGCCGTCAGCGTGACCTCTCCAAAAGCAGCCGCCGAAAGTTTTACATCGCCAGTCAGCGCAGAGAACATATTTCGGAGCGATGTACCTGCCATGCTGCCTTTAATGCCGTTGTTCGCCATGAGGCCCATTGCAACAGCAACATCCTCGACGGAATAGCCCAGAGCACCGGCGACCGGTGCGGCGTACTTGAACGCCTCCCCAAGCATGGAAACGGTGGTGTTGGAATTGGTCGCAGCGGCCGCGAGAACATCAACGAAATGGCCGGAGTCAGATGCGGAAAGGCCAAACGCGGTAAGCGCGTCGGTCACAATATCAGAGACGCGAGCAAGATCCTCACCGGAGGCTGCGGCAAGCGAAATGACGCCATCTACACCGGCCAGCATTTCCTCTGCTGACCAACCGGCAAGGGCCATATACGAAAGGGCCTCGCCAGCTTGCTGTGCGGTGTACATGGTGCCGGCGCCAATTTCCTTTGCCTTGGCATTCAGTTTCTCCATGTCCTCGGAGGACGCGCTGGAAATTGCCGCGACGGAGCTCATGGTATACTCGAAGTCAGCCGCCGAATTAACGCAGGCCTCAAACGCCTCGGCGGTTTTCTCCAATGCAGCAATAACGCCGGCCGAGACAAGAGCTTCTTTCAACTCACTTGCCTGGTCGGCGGTTTCCTGTATTCTGTCCCCAAAACGATCGATGGATGTCGCACAGCCGTCTGCACTGTTTTTCGCTTCGCCCAAATACTCATTGTTGAGCTGGATTTCAGCGTCCAGATCATTCAGTTTGATTTCTGCATTATTGAGCTGAGTCTGCCAGGAGTTGACGCCCTTCTCCGCGGCAGTGAGATTGGCATCGCACTTATCGAGCTGCTCGTTCAGAGCCTTGTTCTCTTCGGTGAGAGCCTTTTCCTCTTTCGAGGTATCGCCGGTCGTGTTTTTGAGGGCTTCGAGCTTTTTGTTGTTCTCCTCGATCTTTGCAATCAGCGCGGCTTTCTGCTGTGCATATTCCTCCTCGGCCTTCTTCGCATTATCGAGGGCAGATTTCAGGGCCTCAACCTTCTGCTGTTGTGCCTTGTATAGATTGGACAATGCCTCCCCTTTGGCGGTGAGGGCCTGCATAGAGTTGGCATTTGTCTGGTACTGGCTTTCCGTCAGCTTGAGAGAAGACTGCAGAGTCTTGATCTCTGTGTTGATCTTCGATAGTGCTGCTCTGTATTCGGACTCGCCGTCAATGGCAAGTTTTGTCGATATAGTCCTCGTCGCCAACGTCCGCACCTCCAATATGGCAAGAACATCGGCACTCAGGCACTACTTGTCGCTCGTTTTCTTGATCACTATTTCAAAGACCTTCCCGCATTGTCGGCCTTTACACTTGATGTATAGACCGTGGCTCACTGCGGTTACGGGGTCATACCAAACCGGCATTTCATAACCACAGAAAGGACAGGTCACTTTCCGCTTGTTGGTCATTTTTTCTTTTTCCCATTCTGGGTAAGTTTTGCGGATACCTCGCGGCGATGCGCGGCTGTGTGTTCCTGGAATACACTCGCGAGAAACACGCAGATATCCGCCATGTCATCCGTGCGCACTTCACGCCCTTCAAAAATTGCGGCCGTCGCCCCCTCGCCGAGAAGGTGGTCGATGATCTCGGTATAAACGCCGATAATATCAGCCTCCGTCTTCTCACCCTCCATGAGCTTCTCAGAAAGCTCAGTCAGAACGTTTCCCTGCTGGCCGATGTATTCGCCGGTCTTGGTAGTACAGTCAATCGCATAGGTCTTACCGGCGATTTCCACTTCAACTTCATGATTTGCGAACTCAAACTTGCGAATGCTCATAGTAGCCTCCTAATCAATGTTGGTCCCTAAGTTTGGGGCGCGATCATTATGTATCTGCACCATATCGTAGAACAAGCCGGGGTTCATTCGGTAAAACTCGCGCCGTGTCAGGTGCAAATGAACAACAGCGTCGTAATTATGCCGCGCTCTTAGTCCCCGGCCTTTGCTTTTTTTGCACGTAATTCCTCCAAACCAAGATCAATCTCCTGGTTCTCATCTGCGGTCTCTCGCATATACCCCTTGTTGATTGCGTCAACAATAGCCGATTTCAACACGGCATATTCCAGCGGGGACATTCTGAGCGATATATCCTCCTCTTTCAGCATGGGAAGATGATCGTAACCAGCATCCCTGCGGTACAGTTCCGCATCGTTCACCATGCTGACCAAAAACCAGCGCATGGCCTCAAACGACGCTTTATCCTCACCGGATAGGACATCCAGCGCCGCCCGAATGTTGCCAAACTTCTCCGTCATGTTAAACATGACTTCCACAGAGTAATTCAGGCAGCGTTCCTCGCCGTTTACCATCACGGTTATCATTCTGTCCACGGCATACAACTCCTTCATTATTTGGGCGGTTGCAACGCCCATACATCGTAGAAAAGCCCCACGGGGTATATAGGAATACCCCGTGAGGGAAAAACTCGTTCGAGGCGCTTGGATCAGGAAGTGATGGTGCACTTCGTATTGACGTATGCGATAGCGTCAGCGACGTTCTCGAACGTCTTGGTCTTTCTCCAATCGCCGTTGTCATCGGTAAACACCGTGAATGTGGTGTTTGCCGTCTGGAAGGTGATGGAACTGCCGCGCGTCTGGGCGTTGTCGTTACCAAGCGCCGCCCGAACACGGGGATAGTAGAACGCTTTGTAATACTTCACGCCGTTACGCAGAAGCACCTTGTAATAGGCAAGAACGCCCTCCGGGGGCGTGTCTTCCTTGTTATAGGTGACTTCGCCTCCGCTGACCGTGCAGCCATAGATCGCGCTGGCGCTGGCATCCACCAGATCGTCAGTCTCCATGGCGAGGGAACCGGAGGCGAATTCGGAAATCTGCTCCGCAAGACCGTCATCCGCAAACAGCTCGCCGGAGGCAAGGTTTACGGTCAGGTTGGCGGATACGAGCTTGCCGATCACAACGCCGGTTACGGCATCGTTGGCTTTGAAGCAAGGGTAGTTGGCGCCAAATTCAGCCATTGAAGTTCATTCCTTTCTTACAGACCCTTTGAGGTCAGGTATTGATCATAGACGCGGGCAGCGGCGTCAACCGCTTCCTCCGCATAACGCTCGTTTGCTTCGCGGATGAATTGTCTCGCCGGTTGCCCGTGTTTTCCGTATTCGTTGATAAAGGCGATCTCTGCAATACGGTTTCCGTGTTGAGAGCCCTCGAAGGTCACATACATGGTCGCGTTGCCGGCATTCCGCTTGTATTTCCCGAGCCTTATACCTGAAACAACTCCGCCCCTGTAATACGGACCTTGAAGCATACTCGCCGCTGTTTGGCTTTGGCCGCGTTTGATAACCTCTCCCTCGGCCTGCAGCATCGCTTTCAGAACCGTATCCGGCAAGGTTGCCAGTTCCTTGAAACTGAAAGCGTATTCATCAAGCCCCGTTATCGTCATCGACGCCATCTGTATCAACTCCTTCGGCTATCTCGCACTCGAACACGATGTGGCGGCTGTTCTCATCCGAGGCGTCCGTAATGGACGGCCAGGTGAATCCGGCAGCGTACAACCTCTGCCTCACGCTCTTTTTAAGCCTCGTGATATTCACGTTCAGAGGGCAGAAAAAATGCACCTGCACGAGATATCGCTCGTGGCAAGGTGCATCATCGGCAAAGTCTGCCGGGATAACAGTATAGTTGAATGCGAAATAGGTCTTGTTTTTGGTGAAACTCACCCCATTTGCCACGTCATACGAGAACGGATCCAGGGCGGTTACGATCTTGGAATCAACACTCATCGTGCCGCCTCCCTTCGTCTCACTTTGATCTCCAGCCAGGCATTTCGCTCCTCAACATTGTCGATGGTCTCGATCTCATAAGGCTCTTCGTCCGATCCTTTGTAGATCAGGCAATCAGGTTTTATAAGGGGCGAATACCGGCAGGTGATCGTGGCGGGCTCCCGTACCTGCATCTGCATGGCGATATAGGCGTCGGAACCATGGGCATTTACCCATTTGCACATGACGGCCGTGCCTTCGCCAAAAACGTTCACTTCCGGGCGCACTGGGTATCCTTCGCTATCGGTTTTGTTGCCTTCGGTGATCTTCATGACGTAGATCGCCGTCCGCAGTTCGCCGGGGTTTGCGGATTTACTCACCCTGTATCACCGGTCCCCTCTGAAACACCGTCCTCTGCGAACCGAAGTTCCAGTACGAAACTGTTGATAAGCTTACGGGCGTTTTCTTCGGCGGTAGCCTGATAGGAGCCAGAGAACGACATTCCGCGGTTCTCGTAATACAAAGAGGCCAACGCCATGATGAACAGGTCATACATGGCGTTGTTCTCAAAATCAGGTATTCCCGCAGTCTTTGCTTTGGCTTTCGCCGCCGCAAGATATGGTTCGAGGTTTTCGGTGCTGTCGGGTGCAATCCGCAAATACTCTTTGAGGTTGGAGGTTGTAACCGACATACGATCACCCGCCCTTTCAGGACTTGGTGACCGTTACGGTGTAAACCGTTTCATCCTCTCCGTTCGTCACCGTAATGGTGAGCGTGTTTTCACCCGCCTCCCATGTCGGGGACGAACCGTTTTCGATCGCCGTTTCGCCGAGCAGGATCGTGACCGTTGCGTTTTCATCCTCTGTGGTCACGGTGACCTTGTTCTGACCATTCGTGGTGCTCACGGCATACTCAAGCGTTCCGGGATCGAAAGTCGGCGTAAGGGATAGCGCGCCGATAGTCAAGCCCGAGAGCTTCGGGCCTCCCTCATCGGGACTATCGGCCGTTATTCCCCCGAGACTACCGCCAGGCGGAACGCGCTCTTGAGACGGATCTGCTGATCTCCCCAGGCGGTGAAGATGAAGTAGTACTCGCCCTTCTTGCCGTCCTTGTCGGTCTCATACACAGCGCCGATATCGTAGTTGATACCGTAGTACTGGAAGTCGCCCACAACAGGAGTCTCGGCCTTGTCGCAGAACACGACAGGATAGCCGAGGATGGACGCAGGCTTGGAGCCGAACAGCGCCTCGCTGTCGTTGGTGAGCGTCTGGATCATCTCATAATAATCAGACTTCTTCATGACAACGCGGGCGTTGGCAGCGAAGTCATCAGCGAGGTCGGCAAGCGCGGCCACGATGGCAGCGTACATGGTGGCACCGGTCTTCTCGGTGATGGCACCGTCCTTGTAGAAGCTCATGTGCGCATGAGCGGTATCGGTGCCGCAGGCCGTCGCGGAGAGGAACGCATAGTGCTTCTCGCGCTTGGCAAGCGCAGAACGCAGAGCGCTCTCGACAGCGGTCACGACATCGAGGTCGGTGCCATACATGACGGTGTCCTTCAGGGTGGCGGTGACCTTCATCTTCATGCGGCCGTATGCGATGGAATCGCCCTCCATCTCGATCTCGTTTGCGGTCTGCTTGTCGGTCACATCCGCGATGTCGGTATCCTCGATGGTGAAGCCGAGCTTGGGCTCCTCCAGGCCGGTGATGTTGGTGACCCGGCAAATGGTGCGCAGGGGATTGACCTCAACAGGCTCAAGCACGAGCTGGCTGCTGAGGTTGGTGGGCAGGAGCTTATCGCCGCTGCCGAGATCGGCGTTCGCCGCAGGGATGCCGCCGAGGCCCTCATAGGCCTTGGACACGTCGCCGCCCAGGATAGCCGCACGATAGAAGTCAGCCTTCGCCTTGATGCGGACCTGCTCCTCGTTCATGCCGGCGCCGGAGCCGTTCTTCAGGGCAAGACGCTTGCGCTGGGCTTCCTCCTCCTCGGCGATGTTGCCGTCGATGATGGAGATACGGTTCTTCAGGTCCTCGGCCTTTTTCTGGCGTTCCTGAAGATCCTCGGTGCTGACGGTGGGGTCGGCAGACTTGTTGAGGATGTCTTCCTTCACCGTGGACAGTTCCTGCTCAAGCTGGAACTTCTTTTCCTTCATTTCAAACAGAGTCATTTTCAGTTCGTCCTTTCGTTAAAAATTTTCTTCCGCATATTTGCGGATGGCTTCACGTTTTGCACGTTCGTCGGCAGACAGCATCGCCGTCTGCAAGTGTTTGATGACCGCCTCGTTTGCTTCGGGATACTCGGCCAATTCCTCGACGGACATTTTCATAATCGTCTCGTGAATGTCGATCCCGGCGCATTTCAGGCTCTTTGTGGCTCCCGCCCCTCTCTGAGCGGGAACAGCGACAAAGGAGAATTCATAGGCGTCCCCAGGGTCTCTCAGTTCGCCAATGCACCGAACACCGTCGTAGAGTTCGCCCAAGACGTGATCGTTTTTGCACTTGCGACGCCCGGTGGCCCAACTGAAAAAGAGTTCTTCACCACAAAGGGAGCAGTGTGCGCGGCTCTTGGTGGCGAAGCCCACCGAGACTTCCTTCACAATGCCGCCCTCGATTGCCTCGATCATGGCCTTGTTATCATCGTTGCACAGCATGTAGGCGCTACCGTGCAGACGTTTGAGCGGCTGACCCAAACTGTTCTTCTCCTTTGTGGTCTGCACTTCGACGCGATAGAGCCGCGCGACCTGGTTATTTGCCGTCCAGTTATGATCCTTGATACCGGTCTTGCCGACGAACAGTTCAGCAAGGGTATCAAGCGCCTCGTCTGTAAAGCGTTCCAGATCACGGTCTACCTCGTTGTCGCAGAGCACGACGTTGAAACAGAAAACGTCATCAGCGGTAAGCTCCTTCAAGCTGTACTGATTGATCAGGTCGATATCGGCCTCGGCGTTGGCTTTCGTGATGGAATTCGATTTGTATTTCAGTTCAATTTCCAAGCTCAAATCCTCCTTTCCTCGAAGATTTCCGCGTGAGAGGTATGAAAAAACCGGCGCCTCATTTGGCGTCGGTTGCGGACTGGTTTTTCGCCCTGGCAATATCCCTGCACAAGGCATCATCCCGCTTATCGGGAGGGAGAAGGTAATACATCGAGGCGTTGATGCCGAGGGCCTCAGCCTCTTTCATCAACTCCTCATTCATCGGCCGTTTCCTCCGGCTTTTTGGGTTCCTCTGACTCTTCCGTCTTTGTCGGCGGCGTTTTTCCCGCCGCCAAAACCTTCGGCTTGTCGTTGACGGTATAGTCCAGCGTTGCCAGATCCTGCGAGACGAGCGCCTTACTTCCTACGCCGCCCGGAAGAGCCGGAAGATTGCGGGAGGCACGTATCTCATCGACTGTTTTCCAGCCGGAACGCACAGCCTTGTAGTCAACCTCGGCCTGCGTCGAGGCGTCCGCCCGCAGTACGGCGTCCATATCGAACTTGAAATGAAAACCGCGGCGCCGAAGCTCCGCGGTCAGTAATTTACGATTCAGTTCTTGCTCATAGGCGGTGACAATGGGCAGCATCGTCATGGTCAGGAATTCAAGCATCTGCTGCTCCTGATTGCCAGAGCCGCCCTCGGAATAATCACCGAGAAGATGCGGCGGGATGTTATAGACCATCGCCACCTTAGATCTTGTGATCTTCTCCACCTCGAACAACTTGGTATCAACCGGCGACAGGTTCAGCGTGGATGCTTTTACGCCAGATTCCAGAAGCAGGATATTGCCCGATGTCTCCCGATAAGTCTCCATAAAGGACTCAATCATGGCTTTCTTCTGCGAGTCGCCCAGATTGGCAGGAGCCTCGAGGACAATAGCGGAATTCACGCCCTGTTCCAACAGTTCCTTTTGGAAGGTCTGGATTTTGTCGCTATATCCCAAGGTATCAAACAGCACCCTGACAGGGTTCACGCCGATGTATCCGTTTGTGGAGATAAACGGCACATGAAGCATATAGAAATTGTGGATGTAGTAGTCGTTCCCGTGTTCAGGCCTGACCCTATACCACAATTCCTGAGATTCCACTTCCATAATCGGGGTGACACGCAAAGGGTCCAGAATATCAAGGCGCGATAGAATACCGTGTACGTCGTAGACTTTCAGAGCGTAGGCATTGCCGGACGTAGAGCGGCATGCTTCCATCGTCTTGAAGAAATTACAGCTCGTCATGCTTGGATTTGGGGAAAATCCAACCATATCGCTAAGCGCATTGTTGTACAACTTCGCGCCCTTGTACAGGTGAACGGGCATAGCGGAGAGCGAATTTGCTATCCTGGACACAGCGGAGAAAATCAATTCGCTGTTCTCCAGCGTGTAGTCGCCGCGTCGTTTGAACAGTTGATCTCCGCGATCCAGCCGCCAGCGGCTTGGCACGGTCAGACCTTCCGCGATAGCCGCCTTGATGATCCTGTTCCGGCGACGCTGCTTTCGCCTTTCTTTAAAAGTCAAGTGCATCAAGCCTCCTTTGTTCGTTCCAAAGCCATCACGACAGCTTTATCACGGTTGTCAGTTGTTTATCTTCCGGGATATACGTCGGGTGTTTACGCAAATACTCGGTATGAGCGTCTAAAAACGCCGCAAAACCGTCAATTTTGCGATATTTTGACTGTTTTGTGGGCAAATAGGTCGCATTTGCCGACCTTTTCGTGAGTTTCACGTTGCCCAGATACCAGTTGAACATGGCGTTATTGTTGTGGATGATCTTTCCGTCCAGAAAACGCTCTTTGAGGTTATCCAGCGGCGCGGTCAGAGTAAGCTCGCCCTGCCGGACTTCATTCATAACGAATCCCGTTTCTTTCATTTTCTGAACCATCATGAACGCCTTTGCCGGGTCATAGCCGATAGAGTCAATGCGGTAGATTTTCCGCATATCCTCAAACCACTGATAGACGAGCATGTAATCCACATATTCGCCCTCGCAGATCGTGAGCAGATCTTTCTTCACAAGCGTCTGCCAATCTAGCTTTTCGTGATCGATCTCGACCTTCTTTTGAGGCACCCAAGTGTGCTCCAAAACGAAAAAATAGTTGTCTCGAAGGGGGAATTCGAGGCATGCGGAGGTAAAATCCTCGGTTTCTGCGAGGTCAAAGCCCCCGTAGCAGAGCTCTCCGCGCAGCGATTCGATGTCGATTTCCTTATTGTTCTTCCTTATCGTTTTGACGTCGAGGAAAGAAAGTTCATCGACCATCGTAAACACATTGAGTTGCTTGTTGATGAAGTTGGAGCGTTCGGCAGGAATGGACTTCACCCGCTCCCACTCGTCAATCAGATCATCCAGATCAAGGAGAGCGCCAAGGGATGGGTTGGCCTTGGCCCAGCAACTTGTATCATTCGGATCGTCATCCTCGTCGATCTCGTCGATATATACGAACATTCGATCTGCGGCTCTCTGCGAAATAGCGCCTGTATCGTCCAAAATCTGGCTTCCAAGCACGTAAAAGTCCATCAAAGGGCCGTCTATGACCGTTCCGAGGGTCGAAATATAGATAATCAAGGGCTGTTTTCGCTTTTTCAGCTTGCCCTTGATGACGTTTATGAGCTTGTAGTCCCGAAACTCGTGGATCTCGTCGAACACGCCGATGTGCACGTTGCGCCCGTCGAGGTTTTTGCTTTCCGAAGACAGCGGTTCAAACTTGGAATTCTTGAAGTACATTCCGTCGCGCCGAACCTCAATGTGCTTCGAGAGGATCTTACTCCCGGATACCTGTGCGGAGCATTCATCAAAAATGATGCGGGCCTGTTCACGGGAGTTCGCGAGACAATAGATCTCTGCGCCTCTCTCGCCGTCCTTTGTGAGTCCGTATGAACCGTTTCCGGCGATCATAGTGCTCTTTCCGTTGCCTTGTCCGACCAGAATCAGGGCCTCCCGGAAGCGCCGATAGCCTGTTTTTCGCGAAATCCAACCATAGAGATTGGCTTCCACGAAGTGTTGCCATGGCAAAAGCTCCATGCGGCTGTAAGCACCTTTTGTCGGCGTCAAAAACCGCTCCATGAAATCAATGGGGCGGTAGGCTTTTTCGATGTCAAATTCCCAGGGGTATTGAGGGTCAGTCGCCGACTTTTCCAGCTCGTTCACAAATCTTATGCAGGATTGTTGGCGTTTCTTGCCGGACACGATTTTCCCGTCAAGAACGTCAACGCAAAACTGGAACGCTTTGGACGCCTGAATGATACTCGCGATATGGAGTTCCGGGTATAGTTCCTTAAAAGACATCGAATTCATCCCCCTCGTCGCCATCATTGGACAGCGGCTGGACGATGTATCTGAGCAAAAGCTGGGCTGTCCGGTCTGCTGCCGCCGCCGTTGCGTTGTAGGCGTTCACGGCAGGGTGGACATAGATGTTCTGACGGCCCTTGACGTACTCTTTCGTCACCATGAGGCCGTCTTCGCTTATGGATTTCTGGAGCTCGGCAAGGTGGCCTATCAGCTCCTGATACCGTTTGAACGCCGTCACGAACATGAAACTGTGCTCCACACCTTTGGCGGTTGCCTTTTCAAGGATTTCCA